TGGTGCGGGTGGAGAGCAACCGCACCATGTTCCCTTCATTGAAACCATTGTGCTTTTTACCGTTCAATGCGGCGCATGTGGCACATTATGTGGCTCAATAAGAGGCTCAGTCCGAGGCGGTTCCTTTCACCGGCTTTTGTCCAGCGCACGCATTAGGGGTAACAGGCCTGTCCGGTCAAGCGTTCCCTTGCGTTAGCTGCCGACCAAATTCCGGCTTTACGATGGCTCACCCGCCCTTCGCCTTGGCGTAAAGGTTCGACCCGCTATGCGCCCTGCCCTGCCCCCGTTTGTCATTTCCGCGCGGCGTCCGGAGCAGCCCGAGCTGTCGCTTTTCTCCGCATTTGGAACAGCGAAACAGGTGGATGATGTCGTCATGCAGACAGCCATGATCCGGTCCTAGCCGATCCCGGAGCTTCACCATGTCCAGCTTCGCATGATGATGGCAGGCGTGGCAGCAAATCTCGTAGGTGTCGCCGCTCGATAAAAAGTGCTGGATGGTCTCGCTCATCCGACAGAAATAGCGCTGGTCGGAACCTACCGCCAGCATTCGCATTGAATCGGCCAGCGTGGAGTAAGCGTATGGCCGAAGATCATTTCGAGGTAGTGACGATCGAGACGGACCAGCCCGGCCGGCTCGCCAACATCACCAATACGCGCCAGGCGGCGGAGCGGCTCACCGAGAAATGGCCGGCGGCCCACAAAGGCGCGCTCTACCGCAAGGCGGTAAAGGCCTGCGTGGATCATCTGAGGGGGAAGAAGGACGCCGGCGCCGTGCGCAAAGCGTTCATAGGCGCGGCCAGAGAGGCGGACATCTTCGTCCGCGAGGGGCGGCATTTCGGGTAGCGCATCAATGAACGCGGCCCGAAACGCGAAAAGCCCGCCGGCCGAAGCCAGCGGGGCAAGTTCGCGAAAAGTCTAATTCAGGCCGTCTTTACAATCCCTGCTAGAATCGCTTTTATGCGGGCGGCTTCTGGGGGGAAGAAATTGACCATCTGCATCGCAGTCAAAGTGCATGACTGCCTCGTTTTTGCCGCCGACAGCGCATCTTCCATGGTTACGTCCGACGGCAACGGTCACCAAGCCGTGATGCGCGTCTATAACTATGGCCACAAGGTCTTCAATCTCATCCGCAATAAGCCAATCAGCGCCATGACATGCGGCCTCGGCAATTTCGGCCGGATGTCCGTTTCGCGCATTGCCAAGGAGATTCGCAAGGAAATCATGACCGGCTCGGCGGGCATAGACGTCAACAGCTTCACAATCGAGGAGGTGGCAAAATATTGCCGAGGGCGCTTTTCCGACCTCTTTGACGCTCTGCCCGAGCCAGTCCACAAATCCTCTTCGTTCAGCTTCTTCGTCGGAGGATATTCGACGGCCGGTTCAGGGAGCGAGCTATGGAAATTCCAGTTCAGCCCGGCGGGAAAAACTGATCCACAACTTCTTGCTGGCGAGGAAAATTGCACGATCGAATGGGATGGTCAGCCTGACGCATGCTCCCGTCTGGTATTAGGCATATCGCCAGCAACGATGGGCGTACTTGTTGCGTCGGGAATTTCGGAGCAAGATGCCCGCGTTTTGACACAAAGACTAGCCAGTGCGTCTCAGGCGCAGATTCTGGAGCCCTCGATGCCTGTACAGGATGCGATCGATCTGGCGAAGTTTTTGGCGGAAACTACTGTGTCATTCGTGCGTTTCATGCCAGGCGCCAACACCGTCGGCGGAGACCTTGACGTCGCGACTGTAACGAAGTTTGAGGGTTTCCGCTGGATAAAGCGTAAGCACTACTATCCATCTTCATTGAACGTGGAGCCATCTCATGTCTGCTGACAATCGAACTGTGGAAGCAAAGCGTCTCAGCCAGCCGCTCGTTGCCGCACCGATGCCAGAATATGAGTTTCAGCGTGCGGATGAAACCGAACGGCCGGCGTTCGAACAGAAATCGGACGATCAGCACGAGAGAAAGCTGGATTTGTCCGGCGTGGTATTCAATTTCTCTTAGACTTCGCGCGAACTACTGATCTACCGTCGGCCGCGATTACTGCCGTCTCCGGATCGGTGCACCAGCGCCGATCACGGTCGAAACGTAATATGGCTCGTCACCCAGGCATAGAAGCCGACAAGCGCGACGGCTGCGGCAAGTATCCAGCCCCCCGCCTTCCAGATCGCCCTCCCTAGCGTCCCCGCCCCGCGCACCTGGTCCTGCTTGCGCAGATAGTCTTTCCAGGTCGGCTCGATCTCGGTCACCCGATCGGACAGATCCTTTAGACCGGCGCGCAGCTCATGGACTTCCTGGCCCAGTGCGTCGATCTTCTCATGCGTCCGCCGGCGGCTTTCGCTAGCGTCCTTATTACTGGCAATCAGCATCTCCAGTTTGCCGCCGATCTCACCGATCATCGCGTCCGTGCTCATGTTGCGACCCGCCATTTCCGCCCGTCCGCCCTGGTTCATGCACTGCGATTAAGCGGGCCAAAGAAGCCACGCGGTGAAGACGCCAAGGAAGATCTGCGCCAGACCGAACAGGATGATGAACCGATCTTCCGGCATGGCTTCGCGCCACATGCGGCGAAGGTGGTTCATGGCTTCGGCCCCTCGTCCCACGCCCTGACGCCGTCGACCTGGGCGGCGCACGCTTTCAGGCGCGCTTCGTTGGTGTTCGCCGTTGCAACGATGTCCTGCACCGTCGACCATTTGCGGCGATCCGGCTTTGGACATGGCTCGACCAGAGCCGGCGGCACGGTGAGCTTCACCGGCTTCGGCACCATGACGGTTTCAATGTGCGTACAGGCGGCCAAGCTCAGGAGGCACAGGCTGGCCGAGAAACTTGCGAAGGTCCGCATTCTGCTTTTCCATTTCATCGAGCTGCGCATCCTTGTCGGAGAGATCGTCGGCGAGCTGCCGGTTCTTTGCCGCCAGATCGGCGGCCAGGCGCCCGTCGAGGCGCGACTGTTCGGTCATGGCGTCGATGGTGGCGGCCGCCTGCCTGTTGGCCTCCACGGCCGTGGCAAGTGCCGCCTGCGCCTTGTCGCGGGCAGCGGCGGCAGAGATCGCCTCGCCGCGATACCAGAGCGCGACGCCCCCGAGCGCCAGGAAGGCCAGCAGCGCGCCACCGAGGAGGTAGAGGCGGATCTGCGTCAACATTTGTCCTTGCACCTCACAACCCGCATGCCGATCGCATCCCGGCGACCGAGGTGGCGTTCATTCGCCCATGTCTGTGGCTGGAACTTGAAGTCGATCGGGAGTCCGGACTGTGCCCTCAGCCATTCGGAGATCGCGACAGTATGAATCAGCCATTTCGGATCGCACTCGAAAGCGCCACCGCGAATCTCCGCATCTGGAAACTCGCGCTGGAAACGCTCATCGTCGAGGATCATCACGACGTCGACATCGCGCCAGTCAGCCCGCTCCAGCGCACTCCCGACCAGGTAGCAACCGAAGCTGTCGCCATAGGCCTGTTCGAGATGCATGCAGGCCAGCTTCAGCTTGAAGATGGCTGGCACTCCAACGTACGATGCCTTCTTGCGTGTCGGTGCCGAAACATCGGTAGTTTCCTGCCGAGCGCCAAGTTTTCTCTGCTCTCGAACCATCATCCGGAACTTGCTGCTCGTGCGCCATTCATCTTCGAAGCCGGGAGGAGCCTTCTCTTCGTCCATGCTCACAGCCCCGAGACGCAGAGCTCGGCCTCGCCGATGCGGGCGGCGTCGCCCATCTCGCGGCGGTGCGCGAGGCCGATGACCATGCGGCCGCCGGCGCGGTTATAGGCGGTGGCGGCGATGCAGCTCTCCCGGTACTGTCCGGCCCGGCCGAGGCGGGCGGCGCTGGAGCCGCAGGCGGCGCTTAAGCCCACATTGTAGGAAAGCGAGATCATCATCGCCTGCCACGCCACCGGCTTCTTCTCGAAGCCGGCGACGCAATCTTTCAGCCCCGGATAGAAATCCCGGTTCAGCCGCTTCTTCAGCCGGCGGTCGCAGCCGGCAGGCGTTTCGACCATGCCGGGACGCACGTTCTCGGTGTCGCCGTCGCAGATGGTCCAGACCGGCGGCCGTGCGATCCGGTCATAATAGGCGCGCAGCTTCTCGCCCTCCCATGGCCGGACAAGCGTCTCCTCGGCCAGTGCGACGGCGGCAGGAACCGGCTCTTCGCCCGGCCGGGCGACGTACCAGACGCCGCCGGAGAGCGTGGCGACGGCCATGATGGCGGCGATCGCGCCCTTGGCGCGGCCGCTGGCGCGGATGCGGCTATTCGGCATCGGGAAGCTTCTCCTGGGCGACAAGCCGGGCGACGAAGGCCGCGGCGACGACGATGAGGGTGGCGAAAGCGAAGGCCGCCGGCGGGATCGGCAGCAGCCCGCCGAATAGCGGCAGGGCGGCCTCGATGCCGGACAGCACGCCGGCAAGCGCGATGAGACGGATGCTCCACGCATGGCGGAGCACCCGCTTCCATTCGGAGGCGAGACGCATGGTTTTGCCTTTCAGGATGTGTTCGACAGCGGCCGGGCTCGATGCTTTGATGAGGCCGGTCATCACGAGGGGAAACGAATGACTGAACTTCAGAGGTTCATTTGCGAATATTCCGCCGTTCGAAATGCCAACTTCGTCCTGTGGTCGGCACTGCTGGTCGACCTTGCCGAGACGAAGGGCATCGAGGGCGGGAAGTGGCTGAAGAGGCTTCGAGCGCTGGCGTTCGAGCAGCTCGACGTGTCAAAGCTGGAAGCTTCACCCGACAAATACTCGGCGGAGGTTGCAGAGGTCGCCGAAAGGGCAAGGCTGCTTGTCGAGACGACCTTTGCGATGGCCCGAAACCGGCGAAGGGAGCGTCTAAAACGTTGAGGCCGCTCTCCTGCGACTGTTTGAGCTAGCCGGCATGGTCAGGATGTGCTTAGCTTGCCCCGTCAGCCTGTCCACGCGCTGACGGCGCCCGGCCGCGCAGTACCCTCAACCCCTGCGGACCGGGCGCTAAAGCTTCCCGACCAATAGCCGCCCGACGCCGCATATAGCGCGGACATACGCGGCGGCGCCCTGCATCAATTTGCTACTCGCAGAAGCACATCGCCATTGGCCAGCAATGCGAGAAATACCGTCAACAACAATGTAATTGCTAATTGCAGCACAGGTGACCATGAAGCCAAAAAGCCGAAAGCCTTTCGGTGACCTTTGATCCATGTGGGTCGGGCGGCCAGCTTCAAAGGTTGCATAGATGAATGTTCAGCCAGATCCTGAGCCGCCGACACCCAATAGTTTCGCATCCGCGCGTCATGCGAATCGCCTACCCATATGCCGCGAAGCCATAGTGCATGCGCCACAGGTATAATCGTTAGGAGCCAATAGGGGCAGTGGAACGGTCTATTCACATATAGACTTATTGCACCCACCAGAATTGCCCATATTCCCAGAGTCACCTTCCATTCTATCTGGGATCTAGCCTCCTTGCGATCTGCCCAGTACTGCGCGAGTGCGAGAAATGTATCGAACCGCTCTTTGTCCATTCTTCGTCCGCCCGGAAGGAGTCGCCCCAATTCTGATATGGGTCGTGACACTAATCGCAAGACGCGGCAAACGCGATAGAACTGAGAAATTGGAGAGGCGACGTGTCTGCCGACGCCGACGCCGGGCGGCATGAGAAGTCGACGATCATCGTTCAGAGCCTCGCCAACCGCTCTACTACCGCAACCAGCATGGCGTCGTTGCCAGCATCGTTCGGATGTAGGCCGTCAGCCTGATTGCCAAGCCCGGTCATGTCGATCCCGTCAACGGGCAGGACGATGACGCCCTTCTCCCTGTAGAGCCGCCGAAGTGCTCCCTGCGCCGGATCGAACGTTCGCCCTCCTGTGTAAGAGCTGTTCCACGCGGAGCTCGGGCGCATGGGCGGCAGCGCAAAGATGCGCGGCACACCGCCGGCCACAAGCCCATCAATCACCGCCTCCGCGATCGAGACGATCGAGGTCGGGTTGGTTCCGAAGGAATCGTTGATGCCCAGCGCGAGGATGGGAACGCATACCCCGCCGGCATAGGTGCACTGCGTCAGGATGGACGCAACGGCCGCCGAGCCGAAATTCGCGAAGGTGTAGGACCCATGGGCGAAGCGACCGGTCCTGAACCTCTTGCGGTTTCCCGACAATGGTGCCAGTCGCAGGAGCCCGGTGATCTCGACCGGCCCTCTGGATGCCCGGATTGCATAGGTGCCGCTGGCCGACTGGCCTGTGGCGCCCGCCGCGCTGAACATGTCTGTCTGGGTCGCCCCGTCGCAGGAGATGGTCTTATAGTCCGTCCCGCCGAAGGAAAAGATCAGATCGCCAGCGCCGCTTTGCTGCGTATACCAGGCGTCCACCTGCTCATAGGCTCCGGCGAAGGAGAGAGAGGCGCCGTCGGCGAGAATAAGGCTCTCCTGAAGCGGTCCCTTGGTCCCCGTGGAGACGCTGCCGCTGACCGTCACCCCATAAAAGGTCGGGACATAAGTGCTGGACGGCCGCAGCGCCGTCATGATCGGCTCATCGGCCGCGATCCCGTAGTTCAGCCATGCGGTGAACATGTTGAACCAGTGTCGCGATCCCATCGACGCTGCATAAAAATGCGAGATCGAATCGCCGATCAGAGCGAGGACATCGCCGGCGGCGGCATGCTCGATGAGGTTCTCCCGAACCTGTTCCAGAAGCGTGTATGATTGCGGTTTGAGCGGCAGCGGAAACCGGATGCCGTTCAGATAGGGCTTGCCAGGGCCCCATAGACCATGCCCCGAGGCCGCCAGTCCGGTGACGACATATTGGCCGGCCGGGACGAAGCCGGTATTCGCCGGCGCGGCGGCCTTCGAGAACGCGGCCGATTCATCATCTCCGTTGCCGGATGCCTGAACCGCTGGCACCCCGCCCGCGAGAGAACCGAGGAGGCCTGTCTTGATCGTGGCCGCGATTTCAAAGCGGTGCAATGTCGTGGCCGTGAGCGCATCGCCTTCCGCGAGCGGAGAGCCCGTCTTATACCAGAAGCGGACGCCGGTCGGGTTGGAGTTCGCCTGAAACTGGAAAGCGCCGTTTTGCTGGGGGGTGAAGGCGACATACTGGCCCTCCGCAATCTGGATGCCGACCTCGAGGGTCTGCACTCCTGCTGCAACGGCAACGGTCTTCGAGGCGCCGATCTCCGCGGCAACGCCATTCACGACGGAGACAGCCATGACCTTGACCGCTCCGGCCACGCTCGCTCCGATCGTGACATCGGCGATGTAGCCGTCCTGCGGGGCGGGGCTGTCCCTTAGAATGACGGTGAATTGAGCCGGCGTGGCGGTGCCGGTAGACACGATATCAAGCCACCCCGCATCGACATTCTCGCCGATGGTGGCCACGGCGGCCTGCGAAGATGCGTAGGCTATTTCGGCCTTGCTGCGGACATCGCCCTTGAGCGTGAACCGCGAATGGATCTTGTTCCCCATCGAGATCGTCTTGGGCGTCGCGACCGTGGGAACCGCAGCCGTGAACCAGTAGGCCGGGTTTCCTCCCGTGGTCTCATAATAGATGCCGGCGACACCGCCGACGCCGACGACGCAGCCGGCCGGGACAGGAATGTCGAGATCATCGACGACGGCCGCGCCGGCCGGCACGGCGACCGCATAGTCTGCGACATGCGTCAGCGTGCCATCCTCGTTCAGCCGATCTACGGAAACGGTCAGCGTCTTGCCCGCGTTGACGCCGATTTCGAGCTTGGTGAGGAATCCATCCGTTTCGCGCAGCGTGTCGGGCCAGTAAAAGATCTGCGCCCCGTCCGTCACCGACCCCGAGGCGGAAACGTCCGTCCAGCCTATGGTGTCGGTCGTAACCGCACCAGAAAGAGCCGCTACGCCCTGGACCGAGCTGATGGCATCCGCCACCGTGGTCACATCGGCCGAAATCCTCGCCACCGTGTTCAGCTCATCCACGATGCCGGCGACAGCATGGACATCAGCCAGCGCCGCGGCGAGCGCATTCACGTCGTCGATCGAGTTGGCGACGGCCGTCACCTTGGCCGAGATCGCTGCTACCAAGGACACATCATCCTGGATGCCGGCGACCGTGACGATCTTGTCGACGATGGCGGCGACGGCCTGTATCTCGTCATGGATGTCGGCCGTCTTCCCGATCGGGATGAGATTGTCCGCGACCGCCCCGATCGCATCCAGTGCACCGGCAACGGCGCTCACCGCCGCATGGACCGCGGCGACGGCGGAGACATCGTCGAGCTTCAGTGCCACCGCATTGATGGCTGTCAGCGCATCCGCGACGGAATCGACATTCGCAAGATCGGCGGTGAGCGCGGTGATATTGGCACCGGCCGCCGCGACCGCGCTCACCGCCGTCGCGATCAGGGCGACGGCCGAGACATCGTCCGATATCCCGGCCAGCGTCACGATCTTCGCGGTAATGGCGGCAAGGGCTTCGACCTCGCTGGCGATCCCGTTGACGGCTACAACAGCACCGATATGGGGCGCGATGGCAGCGGCATCTTCCGCTATGGGCTCGACAACGGCCCTGTCTGCAGCGGTCTGGACGGCATCGTTATGCGTGCTGGTCGCATAGCCTTGCGCCTCTCGAATGGCGGCCTCGATGTCATCCACCGAATCTGGCGGAGAGAGTTCCATGATCTCCGCCAGCTTGGCGGTATCCGCATCGGGAACGACGACCTGAAAGGAAGAATATTGGGTTCTCGCCGTCCCCTTCTTCCCGAGCATGATGGTCGCGGAATAGACCGTTCCGGCATAGCCATCCGAGTTAGGCCAAAGATCGACCGAGATATTGCCGTCGGCATCAACGTCAGCCGTGATGGGTGCCGGCACAACGATGATATCGCCATCCCTGTCCCGCTTCGACAGGGCAAAGACGACCGAGCCTGGATAACACGGAGTCCCATCCGGCTTCAGGACCGGGCCGGTGACCGTGCATTTGTCGAGAGGGGCAAGAGCCATCTAGAGGTCCTTCCGGCCTTCGAAAGAGTTGGAATTTGGCGAGATGCGGCTATGCGGAAGTCCGCTCACCGAAACGATGCGACCAGCGACCGGTCGAAATGCACCGTCGTACCATCCGAGGATGTGAAGTTGACCGGATAGCTTGGATTGTCGGCGTCGATCTCGGCGCTGCCGACGACCATCATCACGTATTGGGGGTTGAAGTAATCCATCTGCGTCGAGAATTCCTCAGTAACTCCCGAAAGATCGTAGGACGTGGTGTTGCCCTGCAAACAGCCAGCAGCCAGGGCGATCCCGTCCTTGACCGCCGAGACGAGCGTCTGAAGCGTGACCTCCTTGTCTGCGGCGGCATACTTCTTGGCTTGAACATCGATTGCCGCCGTGGATTGCAGCCCGGTGGCGGCGTAGATGTTGAGATAGACGTTGCCGCTGCCGCTGCCCGAGAAGGTCAGAACGACGGTTGCCGCCGTCCCGCTCGCCAACGGCGCCGAGATCAGCGCGATATTGTACTTGTAAGTGGAGTCGTCGGTCTGCCCATGGATTGTGGCCGTGACGCCGCCAATGGTCGCGCCGGTCAGTGAACGGTAAGTACTTCCCGGCTTGATGCCGACGAAGATGAAGACCTCACGGTCATCGGCGGCCGTTCCGATCGGAACGTTGGTGAGCGTGACGCTCGACGAAAACGAAGCAGACGCCGCTCCGGCATAGACAGCATTCGCCGGTGTTGCTGGTGCCGGGCCCTGATTGCTCGCGGCGAGAAGAGCGCGGTTGGCCATCATGTGGTCGCCGTCCCCGCCGAAGCGCCATACCAGGTCGTGCCACCATCGACGGTGAAGAAGGTCAACACGTCCACGCCCGCACTGTTCAGTGTCGGTGCGGCATCGCCCATCCATTTTAGGCTTGCCGGCCAGACGATCGTCTCCAGCCCGCCATTGGTGAGGATCAGGGTAAAGCTGCAGCATTTCCCCGAAGCGGATGGATTGGAGAATGCGAACGTCGGCGCGGTGCCGGCGACCGTCGCCGTGATGACGTTCCCGGATTCGAGATCGATCGTTGGCGACGCTCCGACCGTGCCGAGGGCGTTAATGGTCTCGGCATAGTCCTCGATCGTCGGTCGCTGGAGAAGCTGATCTGCGAGATTGAGCGTGCCGGTCATCGTCGCGCCGGCCAGCGAGACATAGAGCGTATCGAAATAGTTCTTCAGCGTTGCTTTCAGGTTCGCCCAGGTCAGCTTCTTCAGCGCATTGGAGGCCTCGCTGTCGATCAGGCCGATCTCATCAGCATCTACCGGCGTCGTTTTGCTCGTCGCGCCGTGGATCGCCGAGGCGACATTCGTGGCGCTGGTCACGTCGGCTCCTGAAGCGATGCCGGCCAGCTTGGTCTTTTCTGTTGCCGTGTAGGCCTTGTTCGTGGTGCCGTCGGTAAGCGTGTCGGCGGATTGCGTCCCGGTGTGGTTGGCGCGGTCGAAGGCATCCGCATTCTTGCCCTGCGGATCGTAGGTAGCCTTGAGCATGTCGCCCGAACCGTCGCCGTCGGCTCCCTTCGGGATCTCGAAGTCGAATACCGCGGCGGCAGACGTTCCGGCATTCGTCACCGATGCCGGCGTACCGGCCGCAACCGTGGTCACCGTGCCGATGGCTATCGTGGCTGCCGCGCCGTCCGACCCGGCCGCACCCGTGCCTCCCGCCGACCCCTGCGGGCCGGTATCGCCTTGGTCCCCTTTGTCGCCCTTCGCGCCTTGAACGCCGGCCAGGTTGAAGATCCAGTCATTCTTGGTTCCGCTTCCGCCGACCAGATCAACCAGGACCGTCAGTGCATTCCCGGAATAGGCAGTGATGACGCCTTCCATCCAGTTCGAGGGAGCTGAGACCGAGGATGCACGGAGCCGCGCGCCGACGCCCCAGCCGCGATCGGCCTCCACGACGGTGAAGCTTTTCGATCCGGTTCCGATCGCGACCGAGGAAGCGGACGTCCCAACCACATCGGATGATCCCGGCGCGCCATCCTCTCCATTCGTGCCCTGCGGCAAGTTCGCCTTACGCGTCCATGAGCCGGAGCCCGATGCACCGGATTTCACATAGATGCCGTTGTTGGCGGTCGTCGTGTCGGCTACGACCCATCCGCCCACATTGGCCGGGTGCGCCAGATCAGCATCGATATCCGCCTTGGTCGCATAGACAAGAGCGCCGCTCGCGACGGCTGCATTGAGTATGACCTCAACCTCAGTTCCCCAAGTAAGGGCCTCCTCGTTCTTGACCTTGCGCGGGTTTCCCATCGCGTCGAAAGCCGCGAATATGTCTTTGGCGAGCTTGGTGAAAAGCCCCATCGGGATGCTCCAAAAATGATCGATTGCTGAGATCAGCTGATAACGGCGCGATCGGTGATACGGCGCCAGTCGGTCCCGTCGGAGAAAGCAAGGACTGCCCCGCCACCTTCGTCGGCAACGAAAATGATAGACCCTGCCCCACTCGTCGCCGCGCTCGGCACGGTCGCGACGGTGTAAGAGGGGGCAGACGGATTGGCTATGCCGCGCTCGATCTCGGTCGCCCAGGTCTGGGCGTCTTCGTTGCCGACCTTGCGCGGAACGCTATTGCCGTCGGTCGGCGCGAAAACGTCCGCGCCGGACTTCGTCAAAACAACCATTTAAGCTGATCTCCGGGCTAGCCGTTGAATACTTTCGTCGTTGTCGAGCTCGCGGTGCCGTCCGACGAATAGGCGATCGCGGTGAAGGTAATCGGCAGGGAAATGCCGCCGGTGATGAATTGCGTCTGGCCCGGCCGGTGATCCACCGTCTTGCCTGATGCCCCGGTCGCGGTCATCACGATCTTGACTGCCGTGATGGCGTCGCATGTCACGCTCGCCTGATACCCGATCAGGGTTCCCATTGCTCCGTCGAGCACGCCGCCGACCGTTCCAAAGACGGGCGCAGCCGGCGCGGAATTGTCCACGGCGACGGAGGCCACGGAGGCAACATCGGAAAAGTACGACGTTTCCCCATCGCTATTATAAACCCTGGCCCGCGCATCGATCTTTTGGCTCCGATAGTCGCCAGAGACCCACGCCATGGTGCGGTCGACCTCGTTCATCGCCTGCCAGGCATTCGGCAGCGTTCCGACATAGGTGCGGAAATTTGCCTCCATGCCCGTGCCGTCACCTGCCCCGGTGACCGGAATGCGAAGCTCATAGGAGCCGCCTGCATATTGCACCGCGATTGCACCCGTCGGCGCGTTCGGCGTTGCCATGTCGGTTTCATACTGGATGTCCGGCAATTGCTCTGGCGCATCGGCCTCGTCGGTTTCAGGAGTCCACGCCGGCAGGTCCGGCCAGACCTGAAACGGTATTTCCACCTCGCCCGCCTCATCATCGATCCGCGGCGGCGCCATCTTCGCCAGCATCGTCTCTTCGGCGTCACTGTCCTCGATATCGGCATAGGTCAGACCCCATGCGGCAAGCCCGACCATGTTCGTCTTGATCGTGCCGCTGTCAGCCCGAGCGAGCGCGAATAGGCGACGCGCAATGCGCTGCGCCTGGCTCGCGGACGGGCAGAACGGCAGTTCAATCGCCATTTCCTTCTTGCCGTAGCGGGCGATTTCGTCCTCGTTGCTGGCCCACGAAACCCCGGTCAGATCGATCTCGCCGAGCGTATAGTTCAGCTCCGGCGAATAGTATTTGAGCGTGCAGATGTTCGGCCGCTCGATCGCGTCGGGGCCGGACTTCCAGTTGAACTCGGTCTGGTGCACCGCTTCGAACTCGATCTCCGCTTCCGGAGCATCGTCGATCAGGCGAATGTAGATCAGGCCCTCATCCGTCGTGACAACCTCGCCGCCGATGCTGTCGAGCACCTGTTGCATCGTGTCGCCGCGCTTCGACTCCGATTCCCACACGCCCGAGATGCGCGATCGCTTTTCCGTCCCGATCTTGGTCGCGACATCGGCATCCGCGCGATCGGCTTCGGCTGCGATCATGTCCCAATCGAAGTTGTCGACCGTCAGATCCGGATAGGTGAGCATCACGCGGGTGGCGCCAAGGATCCCATTGTCGGACCACTTCCATGTGGACGGGTCATCCTTGTCCTGCGTCTCGTCGCGCGGATCGTAACAGGTGTTGAAACGCGCGATGATGGAACCCGCCGGCTCGCCCTGCTGGTAGAGCTTGACGAACAGCTTATTCGTGAAGCCGGGCGAGACGTATTTGATCAGGCTTTGGGCGATTCCGCGAACCCGATGATCCGCAGTCCAGATCGCGGGAAATGCGGAGAGCAGTTCGGTCCATGCCGTCTCCGTTCCGTCACCGACCTTCGTGCGCCAGACGACCCATGAACTGCCATCCTTCTTCGAATAGGGTGGCGACGACACATTGCCGTTGCTGTCGACGATGACCGCGCGGCCACCGAGCATGTATTCCTCGATCGCGACGAGCGGCCCCTTGGCGGCGCAGACCAGACGGTAACGATTGGCGCCATTGGTATTGCCGAAGGCGCGAAGACCGCCCAGCTCGACGCGGCCGATGGCGTTGATCTCCGAACTGTCCTGTTCCTGAAACGTGTCCTTGTATTTGCCGGGGTCGATTTTGGGGTGAGGCGTGAAAAGAAGTTGAGCCCCGATCGCCAGAGCCGCGGGCAGGATCGACCCGATGGCAACGAAGGTCGCAAAGGAGACGCTGGGCAGCACGGCGCCGATCGTCGCCCAGAGCGCGAAGCCGATGGAGACGGGCTCGGCATGAGCGCAGGCCGTCAACGCCAGCAGCGATGCGCTGGCGGCAAACGCCAGTTTCAGAAGCTTCATTCCGGAAGAGCCCAAACTTTCAGGAAGTCGCGCGGCTTGATCCAGTGGAAGCCGCCATGTTCTTCGCGCCAGAGGCAGACACCACCCTCCGCCACGATGATGCCGATCGGTCCATAGCGCCGCGTATCGATGATGCCGATGTCGCCAAGCTCCGGCGATCCGATGCGCTCGCCGATGGAAGTCGGCAGGAGCGCATCCCATGTGGCAACCAGGCCACCGTGACGGATGATGATCGCCTGCGCCTCGCGACGTGTCCGGTAGATCGGCAATTCGAACGCATGACCGTTCTGCCATAGCCAGCGAGCACAGACGGCAGTGCAATCGTCGATGCCCCATTCGACCGGCTTTTCGGCGAATGGCTTCAGGAACGCCGCCAGGGCGCCGGCACGGCTCACTGCCACGTCTCCGCCACCTGTTGCCCGACCAGGTCGAGGCCCTTGTCGCCCGGATAGCGCCGACGCTGATCCGCGCCGTTCCAGCGGCCGCCGAAGGGAAAGTTCTGCGCCTGCCAGAAACTCTCGATGGTCAACCCGACGTAGCGGACGCCGATGCCTTGCCGCGTCAGCGTCGGGGCCGACATCTTTCCCGGCAGGAGCTTCTTGAACATGATGTTCTCGCCCGTCTCGGGATCGAACGCGCCCCAATAGAGGTTGGCGTCCCGGCCCTCGAGATCACGAGCGTCGGCCTTGACCGATTTCCAGAAGGCGACGTTGACGCCGGAAAGCACGATGGTGACGGCCGCCGCCTGGCCGAACCGGGGATCCTCCACGGCATCTACCGAGACCAGCACGCCGGAGATCGGGTCGGAGACGCCGCGCCACTCGTAACCGCCTACCGTCACGCGCCCGACGCCGTTGTGGACCCGCTGGAAGCCGGACGGCAAATCGAGTTCGGCAAACCAGCACCGTGCCACATGCGGCCCGGAAAGCTTCTCCATATCATCTGTGGAAAACAGCGGCATTGATCACTTCGCAATTGGAAGTAGAGTAAACGCCCTTGCGGGAGGGCATCATGAGAATTGGACACTTTTCAATCATGCTTTTGTGCGCACTGACCGGATGCGCAGCCGACACGCCAGGAAAGAGCGACACGGCCCTAATCGGCCCGCTGCCATCAGCTGGAATCGTTCAGACCACGACCGCCTACCAAAGCATCACGGTCACCGAAGCGGCGCCAACTGGGGCAACTTTGCTCGGCAAGGTGACTGGTACCGCCTGCAAGAACAGCATGTTCGATCCACCCCCGACGAAAGAGACGGCGGTGATCCAACTTCGCCAGAAAGCGGCCAACATGGGCGCTTCGGGCGTCTATGGGATCACATACGGAACTGACCCGAACCCGGTGTCGAAGAATTGCTGGGCAATCATCACGGCGACAGGAACCGCCTATTCCGTGAAGTAGTCGCGAACGTCGTAATCGAACACTTCCACAAAGGTTGCCGTCATGTTCTGGGCGGCCTGCGCATCGCGCTGGATGTTGGCAGCATCCAAACCGGTCAGGCGCACCGCAAGGGTCGGCGCAAGCGTCGCGTAGCTGTCGGTGTCGAAGGCCTTTCGCAGCGGTGGCCAGACGCGATAGCGGCCATCTCCTATGACCTCGGTGACGACGTGCATGCCGAAATAAAAGGGAGAAAGGCCGATTTGTGAGCCCACATCGAGTTGCCAGCCCCAGAAGGTGTTCGCCAATGCTATGACGCTGTCTCCCATGGCGGCCGGCGCGTCGAGCGCCACGAGAGGATACGTCGCGCGCCAGCCCTTCCCGTTCGACCAGCTCTCTCCGTTGCCCCACGGCTGGCTCTCGACTGAACCGGTAATCCCTGCCTCTGCCGGCGTCATTCGGTCGCCGTCAGGGAACGGAAAGCGGGTCGCGTTGGCGCCGCCCTGCAACCCCACGATCCAGCCGCGGTGCCGACGGGCAATCACGCCCTGCAGAGGCGGAAAGGTGACCTGAAACGACCATGCTCCGAAAGGCGATGCAGTAGTCTGGATGAAGCCGGCGATACTTTCTGTCGCGCTTGCATTGATCGCGCGCGGCCCGGACAGGAACTGGAGATCCGTAAACTCCAGCCCTTCGGGATAGTCGAGCAAGCGGGCCATCAGGGACGGACCTTCCTGAATTGCTGACGGTGATCCGCAGCCGCGACGATCTTGGCATGGTGCTTGACGTGATCGTCAAGGGCGCTCTTTAGCCTTGTCACCGCTGCCTGGTCGGCGCCGCGGGCGTCAATGTGGTAGACGGGAGCGTAGACGGTACTGGGCTGGTTCTGGTTGGCTACAGAGGCCATCACGCCGAGCTGACCCTGACCGTTTCGGCGCAAAGGCAAGATGCCTTCTGGACCGGCTTCACCCATCAGGCCAATCCCATTGGCGAACCTGAAGGGCGTAGGACGGTTAACTACGCCTCCGCGCGCAAAAGGTACGACACTGCCGCCATCGAAGGCACCGCCATTGGCATAGAGGCCACCAGCACCCCCGCGCACGGCGGCAAGGGCTATCGAGGAGAGACCGCCGCCGCCGAATAGGCCGCCAAAGAGGCTGTTGAGCGCCTGATCAAGCAGCTTGTCCTCGATTTTCTCCAGAACCGACATAGCGGCATCGCCGAAGGCCTTCCATGCGCTTTCGCCTTGCCGGAGCCCATCGACGAAGGTACTGACGAAGTCGCCCGCCAGTTGGCGCGCATCCTTCAGCTCATCGTTTACGCGGATCTGCGCAGCCAGCGCAGCTCCCCGCGCCGAATTGATGTCGATATTCGCCGAACGGAGGGTGGCATACACGTCCTGCTCGATCGGACTGCGGAACATCTGCTGACGCTCGAAGAGAAGGTCCTGGGCGAGCTTCGCGCCGCGCGTGGCCTCCTCCAGCTTCGCCATTTCCTCGGCGCGAGCGTGAAGCTCCTTCTGCTGGGCTTCGCCGATCGTGCGCCCATGATCCGTGGCCCGAGCCAGAAGTTGCTGATAGTTCCGCAGCGTATCGGCCGCGACGCCGACCTGACCCGTCAGTTGCAGTTCGATCTGCATCTGGTCGATGCGGTTCTGCGCAGATTTTAGAACCTGCTGATATGCGGCAGCGGCGCGGTCGGCGCCCTTGGCAATCTTCTCCTGATCGAGTTGAAACTGCGATTTGGTCGCGTTCGCCCGATCCGTCTGGACCTGATTTGCGTCAATGAACTTCCCGCCGCCGCTATATATCGGCGGGATCGTGCCGAGCGTCGGCAACTGCGATTGCGGGTTCAGCGCGTTCTTGGCCGCTACCGCCTTCTTGAACAGGTCTTCAAGGGCCGCGATGGGACCGGCAAGCGTGAGGTTCGTGTTTTCCAGCGTCTGGAGCGCACTGGTGACGTCACCGACGCCGGATTCTCCGGACTTGGCCTTGTCAAGCAAGTCTTGCAGCGCTTTCTGCGCGCTGTCGGAATCGATCCTTGATATAGCCTGCTGAAGCTCAGCAAATTTCACATCGGCGTCACTCACCTGCCCGGAAAGCTGTGGGAAGGCGTCGACCGTCTTTGTGAGCGCCGTGAAGATATTCAGAAGCTCGGAAGCGGTGCCCGCCAAATCGGGATTGAGCGTTCCGATCTTTGACACATCCGAATTGAATTTGGACATGTCGACGCTGGTGACCTTTTGAAGGGCATCCGCGATCTTGCCGACAGTGGTCGTACCGTTAGTAACGTCCAAACCGGTGAGCCCGGCAATTGCTTCCTTGAAGGGCAGAAACTTCGCGGCCAAAATCTTCTGCGTGTCGGTGTCAAAACCTCCGCCAAGCTTCAAATTGCGAAAAATCCTGTCGAACGCATCCTGCAATTGCGAGCGAGCTAAATCCTCTGCCTTCTTCAACTCCTGAGCATTAAGGAAGTTGACTGTGATCGCGCTATCGCCCTGCGCATAGGCTTTCTCGTGCTTTTTGACTTCGTCGTAAGCATCGCCGAGACGACGGATATTCGCCTCATGCTCTTTCAGAATGTCATCAAGACTTTCGATGTTGCGCCGGCCGAGCATTTCATATGCGGTAAAGGCAGCGCCGGTCGCAACGACGGCCGCCGTCAGGAGTGGAAACCTTGTAATGATCCCAACGATGGTCTGTCCGAGACCCTTCAGGCCGCCCTCGGTCCCCTGAACAACAGCGCCAAGAACCTGCGTTCCTTCCATTTCCGCAACGCGCGCCAGCGATATGCCAGAAGCCCACGCCTGGAAGGCATTGATGCCTGCCGCCTGCAGCTCCATCATGCCGGCGCGGTTCAGCTTCAGGCTTTTGGTGGAATCGTCGATGGCCTTCCGGCCGCTGTTGATCGCCACGACATTGGCAGCGAACGAAACCTTCTCGCGGGCAATGGCATCCGCCATCTCGCCAGCGGTCAACGCACCGAGCGCATGGGCAGTCTTGATCTCCTTCAGATTGGCAAGATAGGTCTGCTGGGCCGCGAAGAGCGGGCTGAACTTCGCCCGCATGGCATCGATCTGCCTCGCCTGATCCGCGAGCGCGCCGACCCACTCGCGCGTTCCCTTGGCGGCAACGCCGGTCGCCTGATTGATACGATCCTGAAGCGCGGTGGCTGCATCACGCGCGGTCTTCGCGGCGGTCTGGAATGATCGCGCGTCGCCCGTAATGCTGAAATTCAGGCTCTGTCCGTCCATAAGGGAACCTCACATTGCAAGGATGACGGGAAGCGACTAGCGTGCGGCCAATGGGAGGGCCGGGATGGACGCGTGGTTGAAAGGGCTGATTGCAGCCGCCTGCATCGTCATAATCGGGTGGGGCGTCTATTTGGGATGGCAGGAATTCGAACGCCAAACAACCATCAGTCGAGAAATACAAACCCGCGACGCACTTGCTGAAATCGTTCGTCTTCAACGCTTGGAGGCAGATGCAAAGCTCAGCATGGCTGCGGCTGAACGAGAAAAACAATCGCAAATTCAAAGTAAGCGGAACGCCTGCCATCAAGCGGCAAATTGGCTGCGTGACTATGCCGTCATGCCGCAGCCAAAAGGCGCGCCGCCGAAGGATACATTGGTCAGCAAAATCAAGATCTGCGCGACCGATGGAACATTGGATGCCGGCGATGCGTTCGACATGAAGCCCTATCTATAGGCCTATATCTTTGAAAACTTCGCCCGGAACAGAGCCGCCGTCATGACCGGCTGCTTTCCTTTGCCGGCCGGCTTCTCCCGCTTGATCCAGCCGATGACCTCGAATTTATCGAGCTCGCCGTCATGGCCCATGATGATCGCGTTTACATCCGCCGCCATGGCGACATCGGGCGGCCAGTGCAACCAGCCGAACGCGACACGGCAGAGCTCGTCATAGAACTCGGCCGCGCTTATGCGCTCTGAGGGTTTCCCTTTTCCGACCCTCCATCGCCTTCGTCCGCCGGGCGGCCACCGTTCGCGATGATCGAAACGAATTTCGTGCAACCGGGCACCAGCGAGGCAATGCCGGTTCGCCAAACGGCCTCCTCGATTTCGGCGGGCTTCTTGCCGAGCCCGACGGCGATGATGCCGGTCACCGTGTCCAGATTGAGATCGGAGAGGCCCCGAAAAGCCCCCATTATGCCACCGGCTTCGCGCGAGATGGTAAGCGCCGCCTTCAGCGAGGGCCGGAGGGTAACGGTCTCGCCATCGAGGACGATCTGGACATCGCCGGCACCGAGAGTTGCCTTGCTCACAGCGTCACCCCCGGCGTCTGGATGTGTACGTTGAGCACCGATGCCGACTTCGCCACGCCGAGGATGATGACATCATCGCCGGTCGTGATATCGGCCTGCGGCGCGATGCCGCCGGCCGTGGCCGAGACGCAGTAGACCGTGCCGGCCACGAGCGTCCCGCCGATGGTGATATCGCCACCCTTCAGGATAGCGAGCGGCTGGCCGTCGGAAGCGCCGTTGAGGGCGATGCCGTCGCAGGACTTGGCGCCGGTGGCGTTGCAGTCGGACAGCTTGTATTTGCCCGAGGTCGCGTCCTTGTAGACGGGCTCTCCGGCCGTGACGGTCGCGCCGGCATTGCCGCTGCGATCGACGATCGCATTCGAGCCGGCTTTGACGTTCGCGGCCGTGATGGAAACGTCTGTCATGTCGCCCTCCTATTACGCCGCCGCCGGAACATCGACGATATTGGAATTGATTTCGATCGTGGCGTTGAGCTGGCGAACCGTATTGGCGCCACCGCCGGCCTGCTGCGCCGACGTGACCAGGCCGATGAAATAATTCAGGGTCGGCGTGCCACCGGATGGAGCATCGTCCCATTCGATCTTGAACGGCCAGTTCGAATTGCCAGCGGCGGCCGCGATTAGCGCAACCTGTCCGGCATCGCCGGTATTGGTGGCGAACTGGTTTTGCATCTGGCCGGCGTTGAGCGTGCCGCCCAGCTTCACGTCGCGCTTGCGGCTGATGACCTGTGTCGTGATCACGGATCGGGTGTCGCCAAACGCGCCGCACTGCGTCCAATCGGCGATTTCGGTCCATGTAACGCCGGAGAAATCGCTTTCGTCGACATCATCATCGGGGCGAGCCATGGCGACGGTGCCAATATAGATTTTCGCGCCAGCAACGGCGTAGAGATCGGCCATGACGGCCTCCTTTCAGGTTTCAGGAATGCCTTGCCAAAGGGCGGTGAGGATTAGATGGCGGTCTCAGGATCCTCGCGCCGCGTGAAGACGGCCAGCGCGAAATCCATGCTCAGCATGCAAAGCGTCCGCTCGCCGTCGCTGTTGAAGGCGAAGTTGGACCCCAGATATTCGTAGTACTTGACGAAGCCGCCGAGCTTCGGCGTGGCGGCAATTTTCTCTTCGACGAAAGCGCCGAGGGCGTCGAGCGTGTCCGACCCTGTGGCATTGTCGCCCTTGACCACGGCCGTTACCCTGACCGTCACGATGCGCTGTTGGCGGCTTGACAGATCGATCGTCGTCACGCGCTCTCCCTGCACCGAGAAGATGAGCGCGGGCACGTCCTGTTTCGACAGCGGCAATGTGCGCTGCTCATAGACGTTCTTTCCGGCTTCGGCAGAGCCGGTAAGGTTCATTGCCAGCCAGGCACGGATCTGCGCGCGGACATGGGCCATCAATCCGTCTCCTGCAGGCGAAACACAACCATGCCGCGGCCGTCCGGCTCGCGCGTCGCGATGGTGAAAAAAAGTTCTTCGCAAGCCCCCGCCGGCAATATCGAGACCGAAGCGCCCTCATCGAGATCGTAGGAATCGGCCTCGGCCAGGTGCAGAAGCGGCGTATCGCCCATGGCGTCGATATCCGGGCCGGTGATGACCATTCCGGCGGCGCGGTAGATGCCCGTGACCTGCCGCGGGAAACCAGCGACCGGCGTGACGGCAATGACTGCGCCGCGGGAAAACATCCGGACGAAGACGCCCGGCAGCGCAGCGAACGGATCGGCCATGGCTGCCGTCACGCCGTTTGCGCGGCGGCAAGCGCCTTCTCGGCCACAGCAAGATCGGCCTCGGCCGTCGCTAGCGCCGCCTTGTTGGCATCGGACCCGTCGGCCTTGGCGGCCTTCGCCATGGCGGCGACCGTATCGGTCCTGGCGGCGACATCGGCCTCGAGCGTGGCGATATCCAACATATCCGCCTGGCGCGCGGGCTTCTTTCTGCCCTTCGCTTCCTCGATCGTCACGCCGCGCGCGGCATAGTGCCCGATTCTTTCCTCGCTCAGCGGAAGGATGTCGACCCTTTCGACCGTCTGGCCGGAGCGGATCTCGAACAGACCGCCGGGGGTCGGGAAAACCTGCCCCCTCGCGCCGGAATTCACGATCCTCACCGCAATCGTCTTTTGCATGGAAATAGCCTTTCCGTGGTGTGAGGCGGGGAGTTGCACTCCCCGCTCTCTTCATCCGATTTACGAGGAGGCGACGCCCTTCTGCAGCACGTCCGGCCTGGTGCAGAGGTAGAGCGGGTAGGAATAGAGCTCGCCCTTGGTCCAGGCCTGGCGGTCGCGGTCGACGACGTTGATCGCATAGGTGTCCTGGCCGCGCGTATTGACGAACGGCCCGAACTCCGCCGGCGCCATCGCCTTCTTGAAGACGCCGTTGGCGCCAAGCGGGAAGAAGATGGCATTGCCGGTCGGAATCGCGACGGTCGAATTGTCATCCGTGCCGCGGTAGTTGTAGAAGTTGATCCCGCCGAACGGGAACATCTCGAAGGCCTGCACCTCGCGCAGGCTCTGTGCCGCCTGCCAGTTGGCATAGAATTTCTCGACGTTCGGATGCATGACAAGGCTGTCGAAGAAGGTATCACCGACCAGCGCGGCGATGCGGGTCGCGGGCGTAAACAGACCCTTCGCGGCGCGCTGCACGAGCCGCTTCACGTCCTGGCATTTCTGCCAGACATTGGTGGTGTCGGTAGTGAGCGCGAAATCGACGGCGGTCGGCTCGGAGATGCCGAATTCGGTGAAATAGTTGTAGATAACCGAGGTGCCGTCGGAATCGAGCAGCTTTCCCTGCAGGGCGCCGAGCCGATGGAATTCATGGGTCAGTTCCATGTTACCGCGAACCTTGGCCATGCGGCTCGCATATTCGGTCTGAAGCGATTCGAATTCGCTTTCCGCGCCGAAGGCGCGGATGCCTTCAACCTCATAAGCATAGAGCGTGAAACTGTCGGCGAGGCGCACCGTGCGGAAATCGCGGATGGTCCGCTGCGACCGGTCGGTCTCACGCGGGGGTGAGCCGAGCGGCGAGGTCGGGATGAGCACCAACTCGGTGCCGCGCTTCTCGACCGCGACGGTGCGGGTGTAGACGGGGCTGTCCTCGAATATGCCGAGCGAGCCGAGCAGGCCGGGCACGTAGTCGATGGTGTCGACGGCCGCCGTCAGGCTCGCCATCGAGAAGGCATTGTCGTTGAAGACGTCCATGGAGAGCATGGTCGTGATCCCTTTCTGGATTGAGGATGCGATGAAGGGGAGTGCCTCTCCCCATGGGCGCCGGCGCTGACGCGCCTAGCGGACGATGATGCCCAGACGGGCGAGCGCCACGTTCGACGCGGCCTTCTGGTCAGTGTCGGCCCCGGCGCAATAGGTGAGCCGCGAGCCGGCGACCTCGGCGTCCCGCGCGACAACGGTGCGGGGCTCCACGGCATCCTCGGCGAGGCCTTCAAAGAGGATGGCGGCCTCGATCTGACTGCCGTCGCCGGCATCGGGATCGTGGCGGACATACCTTCCGCTGCCGGCGGCGACCACGATATCGAAACCGTCGCCGGCAACCATGGCTGTACCGCCCGCCGTGATCGTGAACCCTATATCGTCGGCATAGGCGGTGCCCGTCTGGCCCGACCTGATTCTGAACCCGTCGGGATCGGTCACGTCGAACTTCGTCGCCGCCGTGAAAGCGACCGAATAGGAACCGATCTTGGCCCCGGCGCCCGTGGTGACGGCGGAGATGGTGGCGTTTCCGGTATTGCCGGCCTTCGCCGTGGCGGTCGCCGCTCCGACGGCCTTGCGGCCAAGAATGGTTCCGGGAGCGAGAGCCGCGCCGGTGGCGTCGACCGTAGCCTGGTCGCGCGAGCGATGGTTGCCCGCCTCGGAGATGAGGAAACCGGCCGTGCGCGGGCCGTCCGTATAGATAGTCATGTCGTGTCCTTTCCGATGTTTGCTGGAAGATCGCGTTGCGCCGTGCGGATGGGCCGGCTATTTCGCCTTGCGCCTGACGCCGGCCCTGCCGATGGCGCCCGTCCAGACGGCGGCGCCGTCCTTGGGAGCGGGTTTCTCCCCTCCCCTGCCAAGCGCCGAGGCCGGACGGCCGTTCATGCGTGCCGAAAGGCCAGTGGACACAGCCGGGCCGGCCGCCTTCAACGCAGCAAGCGCCTTTTCCGGAGCATCGTCGGTAGCGAAGGCGAGGTGCGCCGCAAGCGCTTGGTTGCCGTCCGCCTCTTCCGATCCGAGGATGGCCGAGATGCGGGCGCGCTCGGCCGCACAGCCACGATCGAACGCCGCGCGATCCTCGGCAGAAACCTCGGCAGAAATCTCACGATCATCGGTTTCGCCGGATTTCCGGTCGGGATCTTCGGCATCATCCGGATCGTCGGGCGCGTCGTTATCCGTCCCGGCGGCGGCCGGCGCTGCGGCGGCTGCATCTACCTTTTTCTCTTCCTCGTCGGCCGCTGGCGCAGGCACGGCGGCAATCGTCGACGTGCCCGCGGCACGCCGAATAATCGCTGCAAGCGACATCGTCATTTCTCCTTTGCTGGAACCCGCCGGTCAGGCAGGGATGGTGGCCGAACGGCCGATTTCCGCGACGAAAGCCGCGAATGCCTCGATCGGATCGGCGACGGCGTCGACGAGGCCGGCGGCGAGAGCCGCGGCGCCCCGATAGACGGCGGCTTCCGTCTCCAGCGCCGCATCCCTACTCAGGCGCCCGCCGCGATAGCGCGCTACCGTGACAGCGAAGAGATCGCGCATCGAATCCATGTCGGCCTGCACCTGGCGCGCCACCGACGTGGGGAGCTTTTCGTATGGATTGAAATCCGCCTTGTGCGCGCCCGATTTGATGATGGTGACATCGACGCCGGCTTTTTCCAGCGCGCCGGCCACGGATGCATGCATGGTCACGACGCCGATCGAACCGGCATGACCGGTTTCCGGGATGACAATCGCGCGCGTGGCGGCGGCGAGCAGGTAGCCGCCGGAACAGGCGTTTTCGGTGAGGATGGCGATGGTCGGCTTCTCGGCCGCCAGCGCGTGAATCGCCTCGGCGCAGGAAAATGCGCCAGCGGCCTCGCCGCCGAAGGAATCTACCTCGAGCACCACGCCGCGGACGCCGCGATCGGCGCGCACCGAGGCGATCTGAGCCTGGATGCCTTCATAGGAGGTTTCCCCCGAATAGGAATTGACCCATTTTCCCTTGGCGACCAGCGATCCCTCGACCGGGATGATGGCGACGCCGTCGATGATGTCAGGACGCACATATTCGGCCTCCTCGCGATAGAGCGGGTTGCCGAGCACACCCATCTCGACACCATGGAGGGAGACCGGATGGCCGAGAAGCCGGGGGCCGAGCGCATCGGCGATGACGGCGGCCTTGCCCGGTTCCATCATGAGCGGCGTGTCGAACAGCCTGGCGACGAGGTGCGGGAACATCAGGCGGCCTCCTGCCGTTCGCGACGGTCGCGCTGGTCCGGCGTTTCCTGGACATCCTCGGTGACCGTCTGGCGCTGCGGCTCGGCTGGAACCGGATCGAGCCCGTTCGCCACCAGGAAGCGCCGCTCGCGGGCGCGCTTGCGCGTCACCTGTTTCCAGTCGAGGCCCTGCTCGGCGCATTCCTTCTCCAGGCTGGAGACGCCGAGAGACATGCGCATGCCCGCCGCCGCGGCCTCCTTCTGCGGATCGACCCAGCCGCGCGCCGGGCCGATCCAGTCGCAGCGGACCCATGCGGCCGGATTGGCCTCAAAGGAGACGGCGGCGCCGGGCAGACGGAAGATCCTGCGGTCGAAAGCCTCCTCCAGCCAGGCGCGATAGACCTGGTTCATGAACTGCGCCGCGAACATGTCCTTGCGGGCGGTCAGCCCGCGCCAGATTTCCAGCAACGCCGCGCGGGCGGAAGAGTAGTTGACCTGCGACCAGTCCATGGTGAGCTGTTCGTAGGTGAGGCCGATGGTCGACGCGACATTGCGCAGCGCGGCGCGGAAGAAGGCCTCGAAGCCGGCGTTGGGATGGCCGGGATGCGTGAGCGTCACCTCGTCGCCGGGGAAAAGGAAATGCGCCGTGCCACCCGGAAGCCGCGGCGGGGCCTCCCTGTAAGCCGCCAAGCGGGCGGCATTCAGCTCGCCGATCTGCCTCGTCGTCATGGCTTCGGCGAGTTCGTCGTGATTGCCCGGCGCGGTGATGAAGGCGGCGAGCACGGCGTTGACGAGCGCAGCCTGCAGTTCAGCCTCGTCGTATTTGACCATCTGCTTGAGCTTGCGCAGGATCGGCGCGAGTGGCGGCACACCGCGGAACTGGCCGGCCCTGTCCGCCTCGAAGGCATGGACCATGACCGGACGGCCCCATTCCGTCTCGCGATCGACATAAGCCCAGTGCGCCGTGCGCGCGCCCCACAAGGCGTCATCGTCGGGATGGGTCGTGCGGATCCAGTAGCCGATCGCGGCGCCGTGCGGATCGAGCTGAACGCCGGCGCGGCGGTCGACAGCGTCCGGCGAACCATCCGGATTGGATAGCCGGTCGGGATCGACGATCTTTACGAAAGTGGCGAAGGGAGCGCCACGCCCCTCGTCCCAGCCTATCTCGGCGAGCGCCTCGCCGTCACCCAGCCGATGGCGCCACGCGCGGCCGAGGACGCCCGCCATGGGCGTCTGGCGGTAGGCATCGCACCAGAAGGCGGGATCGGCGGCATAGGATTCCCAGGCTTCCTCGATCTGGTCGGCCAGTTCGTCCGCCTCGTCGTCGGAGAGACCGAGCGTCTTCGCCGGCAGGTCGACAGCGAGCCGCCAGCCCGAGCCGACGACGAGATCGAGCGAGCGCGACATCGAGGCGGACGCCCAGCCATCGTTGCGCGCGATATCCTGGACGCGGTCGGCGATGAGGTCGCGCTCATGGGTCAGGGCCGACTGGCCGGAGACGGAGCGCGGCACCCATCCGGCAAGATCCTGATGACTGTAACTCGCCGCCTCCCAGGCGGTCCGGCCGTGGGGAGCGCCGCGAAGGCGGAAATCCTCTATCCGCGCTGATGCCTGAGCGCGCAGCGGCGCACCGTGAATATCGATCAGATCGCTCATGCGATGACGCCCCTACGGTAGGGTCCGCGGCAGTTTCCGTCGAGCGCGGCCTGCAACTCGCCGATATAACGGCGGAGCTTGCCTTCGTCGGGAGAGCGGAAGGTGACGCTCTCGCCATTATAGGCGACAATGACGGTCTGCTGTCCGGTGATCAGCGCATGCAGCGCCGCCTGCGCCTCGGCGAGACGCGCCGTATAGAGATCGCGATCCGAATCGGAGAGCATGATCTACCCGTTCAACTGCTTCATGAGTTCGACTACATCGAGCGGCTTCGATGAAGCCGGCGGTGGGCCGGCTTTGGCCGGCTGTGGCGCGAGAAGGGCGCTCTCGAGATCGAGCTGAGGATCTGCGGACGGTCTCGAAAGCTCGTCCTCGATCGCATCCCAGTCCTCTTCGGCCATGTACTGGATGCCGAGACGGTTCGCGGCCGTCTCGGCCTGGTTCATCATGTCGAGCGCCTCGTTGCGTGCGCCGGGCTTCACCTTCTCCCAGGAATAGACGGTGAAGCCGTTTTTGCCGGTGCGGCCGACACGCACTTCCGCCGTGAGCTGCTCAAAGAAATCATCCCCGAGGCCGCGCGCGAAGGCGACATAGCCCGTCTGTTCCGGATCGTCCTTGGCGAGATAGAGGTAGAGGCGCGCCTTGAGCAGCGATGCATTGAAGTTGAAGAAGCGAAGGCCGAATTTGCGCGGCCGCCCCCGCCGATTCTTCTCGACCTTCACCTGCCAGAAGACCGGTGCGGTCTCCTGGCCGACACCACGCACGGCGATGACGCGGCTAACGGGATGATGGGAAGCCCACCCGAGCACATCGTCGGTCCAGGCGTTGCCGTCGATCGCCGTCAGGTCGACCGGGCGCCGGTTGCCGTGCTCATCCGGCCAGGTCCTCTCCACCAGCCTGTCCAGCGCGGCGCGCACCGGATCCTCTGAAATATGCCCACCGCAAGGAACACCGGGCATGGCGTTCTGGCCGTCGATGACGCCACGATCGATGACGAAGCGCGCCCTGCGGCGACCCCAGCCGATCAGCAGCCATTCGACGCGGTCCTGCTGGACATCGATACCGAGCGTCAGTTTCAGCGCGGCCTTCGGCACGATGCCGCGCGTGAAGCCGAGCGCTTCGGCGCGGTCGCGCAAATCTTCCCATGGAACGGACTTCCCGGAGACCTCATAGGCAAGCCCGAGCGTGTCGTTGAAGAAAACCTGCTCGGCGGCCTTCGCTTCCTTCGTGTCCTCGTGCGCGCCGTCGGGACGGCCGCGCTGCAGGTTGAACCAGCGACGTGCAATGCGTTCCCAGCTCTGCAGCGGCCCGTAGGCCGCCCAGATATGGAAGGAGCGGTGCTCGCGCGCCCGATCCGGATATTTCGCGATCCAGACACCGCGGCGGACGATGGACGCGCGATGATGCTGTTCGATCGCAGCCCCGCATTTCACACACCAGAAGCACGCGCGCTCCGGATGCGCCTCGTCGAGGCGATCGCGCATGTTCTCCCAGTCGAGCGGCTGCATGTAGGCACAATGCGGACACGGGACGTGATAACGCTCCTGCGTGCCGGCGAGGTAATTGCGCGTAATGCGACAGCCGGGCTGGATGAGTGGCGTCGAATTCTTGAATATCTTGGCGAACTCGAAAGCTTCGGAACGGCTGTCCGCCTGGCCTTCCGGGTCACCCGCCGGATTGATCTCCCATTTCGCCAGATCGTCCTGAACCTGACGTTTCATCGAGATCATCGATAGCGACGCCGGCGAGTTCGCGCCCGATATCTGGATGGCGCCACGGCCGTCAACCCGCTCCTTGTAGAGGATCGAGGAGCCGCCATCGCGGCTCTTTTCCGGAAAGAGCGGCGCAAGCGACGCCGTCTCGAGGAGAAGCGGCCGGAGCTTCTGTTTCGACCAACGGGAGGCGTTGTCCTCCGTCGGATGGACATAGAGAAAATCGCCGGGATCCATGGCAAGCGACCCGAGCGTGAAGATGTTGGCGAGTACGGTGCCGCCGACCTGGGCCGATTTCTTCAGGGTGACGATGCGGCACGGATCGTCCGGCGAGAAGGCGCGCAGCACCTCACTGAAGAAGGGAAACAGTTCCTCGTTGTAGGGACCGGCGAACTCCGACAATCGCGCGGAAAAGACAATGTTCGTCTTCGCCCATTCGAGATAGTTGACCGGCGGCGGCGGAGCGACCACCTCGGCGAGTATCTCATGCCGTAGCCGCTTCGGGCTAGCGAGCAGCGTCGGCATCAGGCAGCTTCCTTCTCGTCGACCGCCGCCGGCGATGCCTCCGCCGCGTCCCGATGATCGCTGCTCGCCCGGGCGCGTACGTCGCGGAAAGCCTTTGAAAGCTCATGCAACACATCGCGATGCGGCAGGGCGAACCGGGCTGCGACTGCCGTTGCCAGATCGGCCATGCCACCCTCGATGACACGCATAACGTCGGCCGCGATCTTGGCCATTTCGATACGCGCATCGATAGCGAGCATATAGCGCCCGGCCGAGGCAGCTTCCTCCCGGCGCATACGTGCCGCTTTGATCTTCTCCTGCTCAAGACGCTCGCGCTGGATCTGCTCGGCAACGGGGTCGATGATCGGCAGGCGATCAGAGCGAAATGTAGAAGTGGCCGTTGACGCAGGTTCAGCCGGCGTATCGCTTGTTCCGTCTACAGCAGGGATAAGATCGGGCGCGGCCTCTATGTGCGTCCGCGCATGAGCGCCGTTGCCGAGCGCCTGCCCCGGATCGCGGCCTGCGCGATATTGCGCAAGCGCGATCTCGAAGACGAGCCTGGCGGAACGACCTTCGCCGACGATAGCCGGGCCGAAGATTTTCCCTTCCGCTATGAGCTGGCTGACGCGCCCAGGCGAGATGTTCGCGCGCGCGGCGAACTCGCTCTTGGTCACGAGCGTGCATTCCGTCATTTTAGACCCGAATTTAGGCTTGGCTTTAGTCCGGCCGGCGCGGAGTTTAGGCTTCTGAAGAACCGCCAGACTGGCGAATGGTCTGGGTTTGAATTACTCGCCCCAGCTGACCACCCCGGAAGGACCCGTGCCCGACAATCAGCGCGCCGTCGCTATCGCGCGCGCCATCGCATCTGCGAAGTTCCGAGGGAAATGCGCATTGGCATAGGCGTTCGAGAGATCGAAGAAATGGTAGCGCGCCTGATAGCTGACGGTCGATACGAAGATCAGCACAGGCTCCAGCTTCTTGCCCTGTCGTCTCCACACACCGCGCGGCAAGCCCGGCTGTCTCGGAACGAAGTAGCGTGCCCTTTGCGGACCCGCTCGCTTTCTGGACCGCGCCGTCTCCCACTGGTGCGCATCCGGCGATGCCGCCAATTGGGACAGGATTTGCGTGATCGTTCCCGCCGAGATGTTGCCGTATGCGTCGAGCCGCAGCCCTTTCGCCGGCACTGCCCGTTCACTGGCCGACATCAAGCCGCGGTTCACCAGCCACTTCTCGAACCGCTTGAGAGGACGGCCGCCGCCTTCGACCTGCGGCAGAAGGTAATGGCTTTGGGCGCGGGCACTATCCTTGAACCAGACGCTCGCGACCGGGCTGGCCTTCGTGGCCGGCGTGACACGCAGGCTGTTCATCGTGAAGCGCGTCGGCCGGTCGAAGATGATCGGCAGCAGATCGCGATGGTATTCCCGCAAGCCGTTTGCCGTGTTGGTCAACGCGAGCGCCGTGGCAAACGGAAGCTGGTTGCGTTCCAGATCCGTCATCCACGCGGTCCATTCGCGGATGTTCGTTTCGAAGGAAATGTCCATGCTTCGCCACCACGGTAACGCAGGTCAGCTATCGCCTTTGCGCTACCAGCCGCCGATGGCGCTGCTCACCTGGAGTGCGCACTGTCGGCTATCTATGGGGTGAGTCCGCTACTCTCGTTTCGCCAATTGTGCAAGATCGAGTTCGACGGGCACGACGCGACCGAAGATCATGACCTCAACCTTGGCCCGACCTTCATGGCTGCCCGCGCCCAGTTCAGTCACCGCACCGGGAAACGAGGCAAAGGGCCCGGAGGCGACGCGAACATGCTCACCCTTTCTGAACATCATCCCAGCGTTGCACGGTACTTCTTTAAGTGTCGCCAGTTCCGCCTTGATTTTTAACATGATCTTGTCTGTCAGGAAGAACGGCCGACCTTCCACTCCGAGTACCGAAACGACGTGCTTGATGGAGGCGATCCCGGCCCATGCCGCCGGCGTGTCGGCCACATGCACGAACAAGTAGCCCGGCCACGCCAGTATCCAAACGCCCTCCCCCTCTGTGGCACGACGACGACCGCCGATCGTCTTGTCGGCCCTCCGAAGCGGCAACCAGTGCTCAATCAGAGCCGACGACATGGATTTATCCACATCATTTTCGCGACGAGGTGCCACTTTGATGATAGCCCAGCGCCTTTCTATGCCGTCCTCGCCCGCAGCCGCTAGAAGCGCCTGCTGTCGACGATTCGCGGCTATCTGGCGATCGGACGCGGCATAGCACCTGTCCAGATTGATCGCATCCGCCTCATTCAGCCGCTTCACGTCGATTGCCATCATCCTCGTTGCCTTTACCGGTTTCCGCCTTTACCGCCGCCTCGAACTCCGCCAGCCCGCGCGGCCCACCCTTGGGGAAATACGCACCGCCCATTCCGCCTGGATCCGGCAGCCAGGGCCAGCCGCGCAGCTCGTGCTCCAGCCGCCAGGCTTCCCAACCCTCCGTGCCGACTGGAACGAACTCCGTCAGTCCGGCGAGCCATCCCAGCTCCGGCGTCACCGTCACGCCGCGGCGCTGCTCCGCCGCCTCGTGCATGCGGTTCACCGCAGGCCAGCCGAACCGGACCTGGCGACGCATCCGCTCGGCGCGGCCCGCCGCGTCGTCCTGCGCGATCAGCTGGGCGATGAAGGCGCTGGTCGGCGCCGGCGAAGGCTCTGCCGGCAAGAGCAGTCTGCGCGCCCGAACGCTGCCCCAAAGCGGCCCGAAGGGCGGCGCGTTGAGCGGTTCCGGGGGCGCCTCGGCCGGGTCCGGCACGTCCGCCCATTTCCGCTCGGCGAAATACGTCCCGAGCGAGAGCGCCTTCCTGCCCGTCATGGCGCGATAGGCGCCCGCCAGCCGCTCCGCCTCGGCGCGTTCGCCGTCCGTCAGCTTGGCGAACTGCGCAACGGTCCAGTGCGTCGACGAGTTCGCCCAGCCCGGCCAGTCATGGTCGGCGGCGATCTTCTTCACCCGCTTCTCGAACTTTGCCGGATCGTCGGAATTTTCGTCCGCGCGCGCGCCCTCTCTCTCTCTGCTATTCTCAGGTATTACTATATCTTCAGTATTTACTAGGGGCGGATTTACCGGCGCCGGTTCAACCGGCGACGGTTCAACCGGCGCCGGTTTTTCAGGCTGCGGCAAAGATGCAACACTTTCCTGTTCAGCAGTCCGCGACCCGCCAGGTTCGTCATAAATAACGAGCATCAACCCGTTAAATTTGCCGTCTTTTCGAGCACCTTCTCGCTCCATATATCCGGCATCAACAAGCTCGGAGACCATGGTGCGCGCCTTGTCGCGGCCGCATCCGCCCTTCTTCCGGATGTCGCCCATGCGCACGGTCCAGTTGTCCGGCTTGGACAGCAAATAGCCGAGAAGCCACCGTGCTTCCATGGAAAGCCGGACGTCTTCGAAGACGTGATTTGGCACCGTCGTATATCGCGCATTCCGAACGCCACGACGAATTGTCGCTTCCTCGGTCAAGGCCCATCTCGCTTGCTGCTGTTGTGCGGACCGCACATGAATTGAAGATTGGAGAGGTCGTCGGTTCCGCCGCGCGAGAGTGCGACTCTATGGTCGATCGTCAGATTGACAGTGACGTCGCATCCTGGGTGCGCGCATTGGTAGGAAATGCCTGCATCAAGCATACGAAGAAACAGATCGGAGCGGATCGCTTGATATTGCCGTCGCCGTTTTGCCGTATGTAGTTTCTTCGCGGTTCGTCCGGCCGCGATGATCTCGAGATCACGCTCGATTTCTCGGACGCGCTCGATCGAGATTTCGTCGCCTTCATATTCCAGCAGTGCACCGGTCCCGCCATGCCAAAGCTGGCGCACAAGATCGTTCTGAAAATTTGCTCGCGCGTCCTCGACGCGAGCGATTAACGCCGCGGGATCAGTCGCCAAATGCGTGGCGACAATCTCGATGATCGTTTGCCACCCCTCGACACCGAAAAGATTTTGAACCTGAGTGAGAAGGGCATCGCGCCAGAGCCAGTACGGGTTACCCTTCGTTCCCGGTGCTCCGATTGCTATTCCGTCATTGCGATCAAGATAAACGAATTCGCCGAACGTAACGATCATGATGGTCTCTCCTTTTGAAGGACAAACCATAATCGGAATCGTGCCAAGGCGCCCCGCCACATCACTCCGCAGCCTCCCGGAATTCTGCCGGCACCGGCGCGCGCATCTTCGGCGCCGCGTCCGCCATGATCGCCGTGACCTCGGCCTCCATCATCTCGACGGAAACCGCGTTGCCGATCTGCTTGACCATCTCGGTCTTGGTGCCGGCGAACTCATAGACCTGGTCTTCGGTATTGAAGCCCATCGCCGCCGCCAGCTCGTGCGGCTCCAGCATGCGGAAGAGGATGTCGTAATGATCCGTTCCCTCGACGAGGTCGACATGGCCGCTCGCGGCGATGGTCGGCGCAGGCCGGCCGATATCGTGGACGCGCGGTGCCTGGCCGCGCCGCTCGCCATGCTGGGCCGTGATGAAGGCAAGCTCGCCGCGATTCGCCGTGGTCAATGTCGGCAACGGGTCGGATTCCACGTCCCGCGCGCGATTGCTGCCGTCGGCATGCGTGATCGGCACGACTATGCCGAACCGGCCCTTTGACGTGACGGTCGGTAGCGGCTCCTCGGCGCTGACACAGGTCTCGCCCGAGCCGGAACCGTAATAGGGAGAGATGAGCGCCGTGCCGCTGCCGCGTTCTCCGCCGGTCACGATGGTCGGGAGCGGTTCAGATGCGGCCCGCGGCGCGCCGCCGGATGCCTGCGAAAGGACGAAGGGCTGCGCAATTCCGAAATTGCCGCCGCCGGCATGAATCGTACCCAGCGGCTCATCGACACTCTTCACCCGCCTACGATGAGGATCGTGATCATAAGCATCAACGCCATGGGCTGCGGAGACCACGAACGGCTCGACCAGGATCGGCCGAGCGCAGCCCTCATGTTTCTCGGCACCCGCGCCACCGGTCGTGATCGTCGGCAAGGGCTCGCCGGCCGATCGCGGGGCACCGTTATTGTGCTGCGAGAGCACCATCGGCTGCGCCAGCCAGACGCCGCCCTTCGTGTCGAGCGTCGGAACCGGCTCGGTCGACACCGGCTTTGCCTGGTTGCCCTTGCGACCATTCATGATGACGGGCTCTGCAACGCCAACGCCGCCATTCGTGGTAAGGGTAGGAATGGGCTCGTCAGGGCTGCTTACGCAAGAGCCGTTCGCCCGGTGGATATCGGTCCGAAGCAAGATGGGCTCGGCGAGTCCTATATGCTGGCCATTGGCGGCGAGCGCCGGGATGGGATCGCCGATGGAACGGCCGTTTCCGTTCCGGCGCAGCGTAACCAGCATCGCCGCCGCCGAGCGGCCACCGCGAGCGAATTCATGCGGAGACATCCGGAAATGCCGCAGCCGTGCCAAATAGTCCGCCACCAGCGCACGCCGCTTCTTCCGAAGCTTGCCCTTCAGATGCCGCTTGGCGAAAGCGCGGCGCAGGTGGAAGATCAACGATCGCTCGATCTCGCGATGGAGGGGATCGATGAACGGCTGCGGCCAGTCGAACTTGATGGCGCCGGCCAGGATACGCATCAATGTCTTCGGTGCGAGAGGTATCGGCCGTGCGAAAATCGACTTGCCCCGAATGGACCAATCGATGATTTCCCGCGCCGGCCGCCAGGGCTTCATGTCCGCAAACAGGTCGGCCGCACCATGTTTGGCATGCGTCAACGGCGCCCAGCGAACCAGCCTGCGGTCGTTCCGCGCCTTGAGGATGAAACGTTGCCTTGTCGTCGCGCCGCCATAGTTCGCCGCGTTGAGCTTGCGCCATTCCGGCTCGAACCCGAGCCGCTTCAGCGTCTCGATCCAGGCAAGGAAATATTCGCCCTTGCGCGATTTCACCGGCTTGCCCGTCCGGTGATCGACCGGGCCCCAGCCGCAGAATTCCCACACGTTCTCGATGATGATGCGCTTGACGCGCAGTTCGGTCAGCCAGGTGATGATGTGCCAGGGGTCGGACCGCTGCTGGTCCGACGTCGGCTTGCCACCGCGCGCCACCGAATGGTGCGTGCAGGTCGGCGAGGCCATCAGGAGATCGAGATAGCCCTCCGGCACGAGGAGATGCGGGCGCACGGTCGAGATGTCCTGCACGTAGTGCCGTGCCTCCGGATGGTTCTTCCGGTGCGTCTCGATCGCCGTCGGCCAGTGGTTGACGCAGACCAGCTCCATCTCGAGCCCGAGGCCGGCGAGCGCGCGGGCGCAGCCGGTCGACGAACCGCCGGCGCCGCAGAGAAGGTCGGCCACGAGCATCTTGCGCTTCACGGCATCCTCCCGTGGCGCTTCATGACATTGCCGAGCGTGGTCGCGGTGCGGATCAGGGCCTGGCGCGCGGCGATCTCGCCGGTCCCGGAAAACTTCGCCTGCGCCAGCCGATCGGCGGCGAGCGCCACCTTGTGGCAGGCCGCCATGATCTCGGCATCCGGCCGCGAGACGACGACGCGCGGCACGGGCGGCCGCACCTGCTCGACCTCGGCGCGCACCATGGATCGCAGCGCCGGCAAGAGCCGCCGCGCGATGGCGTCGTCATCGTCGAGACGAGGAACATCGACATGGAGGCGCCGAGCCTTTCCGACCTGCGCTGTCACGATGCCGTCCCCGCTCGGGCATAGGCGGCGAAGGCATCTCGCACCTGGTCGAAGAGCGGATTTCTGTGCCGTCCGTCCGGGCCGCGCGTCGCCGACCATTCGGCGTGGCGGATGTCGATGAACTGCAGCCCGAGATCGAAATGCGCTCGCCGGCAGACGGCCTGGAATACGTCCAAATATTTCATGAGGACGCTGTCCGGGACCGAGAGCAGCACCAGCGCGCGCACGTGATCGTCGGCGGCGTTGTGCATCTGGCGGATGATCGGCAGCATGGAATCGGTCATCGCCGCATCCTCTGTTTCAGTGATTTTCCCGTGAAACTTTTTGGCCGCTTGGGCGCGCCATCGGCGGGACTGAAGAAGCGCCAGGGGTCGAGGTTCGCCCATGCGCAGATCGCCAGAGCCTTGTTGGCGGCGACCGCCTGGCCGGCCTTGATGCGCGACAGGTCCGGCGCGGTGACGCCGATCTCTGCCGCTACGGCGCGCCAGCCGCGTCCGTCCCACTCGACCTTCGGTGCAATCCGCGCCCAAAGACCGCGCCAGTCATATTTGGCAAGCGCTTGACCATTGCGCGCCCTGCCCCTCGCCGGCGCGTCGGCCTCGGCGATGCGCTTTTCCAGCGAGCGCCTGAGCCGCGCCATGGCCCGGCCGATCTCGTCGGGATCGTGCTGGAGGCCAGTCATTCCGCCGCCTCGTCAAAGCTGCGATATTCAATCGGCCTGCCCGCTCGCATAGCTCGTTCGATGCCGAGCCTCATGCCATTCGATATTCCGCGATCGGTATAGACGACCGTGGCATCCGCGAGTTCGCCCCAAATGAGCCCAGCCTCGATCCCGACCGACCGTTCGCGCGGATCGAGATCGTCCAGGACGCCTGGCTGGGTGTAGAGCAGGTGTGAGACAATCGGAGCTTCGCCGCGGAGCAGACAGTCCCGCATTGCGCGGCGCGCGTAGGCCTCATTGGCCGCTATGTCGCCGGCATACGGGCTTTCGAGGATGACGCGTCTCATAGGTCAAGCGCCTCCTGCGCAGCAGGCGCCGTGCGAGCGGCCTCAATCAACATATCCGGCTGATCATGGGCCTTGCGGATGCGCGCGCAGGCTATGTCGAAATAACCTTCATCGATCTCGATGCCGATGAACGGACGGCCGAGCTTGACCGAGGCGACGCCGGTCGTGCCGGAACCCATGTATGGATCGAGAATGATCGTGCCGTTGGCAATGAAGCGAATGCACCATTCCATTAGGGCAATCGGCTTCTGTGTCGGATGCACTCGGGGCTGCCCACGCTCCGATGCTTTCATCATCCCGTCCCAATGGTGACGGAACATGCGCGCTACGGTCCCAAGATCGGTCCACGCCAATTCACAATCGGCAAAATCGTTTGAATGTCCGCTGGCTGCGCGTTTGTCCCAAGTCAGCCATGCTGACGACGATGGAAGTCGATCAGCAAAATGATTGCCTCCCCAAAGAATATGCTGATTGCCGATGGTGAGCAGTGGAGCCGGATCGAACGGCCTGTCATCGCCCCTGATCTCGATCTTTGCGAACTTGGTGGCGTACGCGCCGCGGCCAATTCCGCTGTTGTCATTTCCCCCATGAGCAAAGCCGATTCCGTAGGGAGGATCAGAGACGATCGCCATGCCCCCCCCCCAGCATCGGTAGGATTTCAAGACAATCGCCGAGCAGAAGCCGGCAATCGCCTATGACGACCTCTTTGCGGATAGGGCTCATTCCGCCGCCTCCGGACTGGAAGCCCGTCTGAACCGCTTGGCGAGCGCCGTTTTGGCAGCATCGACCGACTTCGCCTTCTGCTGTTTCGGCGACATGCGGTCGACGCCGAGCCAGAAGGCCCACGTCGTCTTTTTCGGATCGTCATTGCCAGGAAATATCGCCCCGACTTCGATCGATCCGAGCTTGGCGACGATGCGACCATTCTCGTGCGGCTGGTCCCATCTCAGCGTCGGCAGGCCCGGTATGGGCACATCGAGCATTTCCGCGCCGCCGCTGCGCGGCCCGCACGGCCTGGAATTCTCGAAGGTCTTCCAGTCGACACGCACCAGATCGGTCGGACGGTTCGGCAGATTATAGGTCGCGCCATCGCCCTCTCCGGCGAGATCCCACACGAACCAGGCGGTGTTCATCCGGCTTTCCGCCTTCGGCCCGGTCCAACCGTCGCGGTGCATCATCGGCAGCCGGCGCGTGAAGACGTAGACCGTCGTCGGCGGACATTCGTCCATGGCGTAGCAGCGGTCCGGATCGTCGAAGCCGCAGAGGAAATTTAGATTGAGCAGCAGCGCCATGCGGCGCGGCCGGTGCACGCGCAGCGCGTGCGCCACGAAGGCGTTGAGGTCGGCTCCATAAGGCGGATTGGTGACGATATCGACATGCTCGGGCGCGGCGAGTGCCCCCTTCCACGATCCGGTGATGCCCGGCGCCTCGCCGTCGCGCCGGCCGGTTTCGAGGAAATCGCCGACCGTCTGGCATTCGCCATGGCGGTTCGCGGTGCCGTAGTCGCGCAGATCGGAAAGGATGACCTCGTAGCCCGCCTCTTCCAGCATGTGGCTGATCGCGCCGCGCCCGCAGGCCGGCTCCCAGACCATCGGCGAGAAGCTGGTGAGGGACAAGAGCGCCCGCATGGCCTCCGACGGCGTCTCGTAGAGATTGTCCCCGCGTTCGGCCGCCGTTGCGGAATCGGTGCCGACGGCGGCGCGCAGATTGGCCCGGCTCGGCTCCAGCCCGGCCAGAAGACGCGCCGCTATGGCGCGCTCGACGATCCCGGGCCGGTCCCGTTCGGCATCGCGCAGCTTGCGCGCCTCGTGGATTTCCTTTCGCGAAAGCCCGGCTTCTCCCGAGGTAAAACCGTTCCCGTCCGGAACGGTTTTCGGCCTCCCTCCTGTTGAGGCTTCGCCGACCGCCTGGGCGGCGTCCCAATCGTCGGCCAAGCGCATCTTGGCGCGTGCCTCGATGAGGAGCGCGTCGCCCTGCAGCCGCCGCGCCTTCTCGACGAGCCGCTCGGCCGCGCCGAAACGCGAGCCGAACGCCGCAGCTGCCTTGGCCGCGTCATAGGCGCCGCCGGCGAGCATGCGAGCTGCGATCACGTCGCCGTCGTCGAGCAGGCCGCGAGCCCGCTCCACGGTGGCGGCTAGATCGGACGCATCGAAGGGAACGAGCGCGTTCATGCCGGCCTCCGCAACCGCACGACCTCGCCGCCACTCACAGGCTCGGGCGCGGCCTCCGCCGGATAGGCGGACAAATCGCGCTGCAGCGGCCAGGGAAAGCGCGGCACCGCCCTGTCTTCGAGACCGAGACTCCATAGCCTGGGCAGGCCGATATCCGGGTGCGGTTTCACCGTCTCGATCACGCGGCCGACGACGGCTTCGCGGTCCATCGTCCAGCCGGCTTTCGGCCCGACCACGATCTGCCGCTTGATGTTCTCGGCAAAGGAGCGAATGAGCGCCGGCGACGCCGTTTCCAACGCCTCCGACAGCGACGCCAGACGATCTTCCGGCAATACGAAGGGCGCGAAATAGCGTTCCAATATGCGCTTGCGCTCGTGATCGCCGGGGAGCGCCAGTTCGATCTGGATCTCGAACCGACGCCAGATCGCTTCGTCGACCCGGCGGCCGTGGTTGGTGGCGGCGACGATGAAGCCCTCATAGCGGTCGAAATTCGCCAGAAGCGCGTTGACGCCGTGGTTGTGATCCTGCTCGCCAACTTCGTTGTTGCCGCTGTCCATGCGCTGCGCGGAGAGCGAATCGAACTCGTCGAAGAAGAGGAAGAACGGCTCAGGCTCGGCCTTCAGCGCGTCGAAAAGAGCGCCGATCTGCATCGCTGTCTGGCCGATCCATTTCGACTTCAGCCGCTCCGGCCGCACGACCAGCATGGGCAGGCCGAGGCGCGCGGCGAGATGGTGCGCCAGCGTCGTCTTGCCGGTCCCGGGCGCGCCATGGAAGATCGCGCGGCGGCGCGCCTTGAGCCCCACTTCGGCGAGCTCGTCCTTGGCCCAAATCTCGGTCAGCCATTCCAGCAGCCCATTGCGCACGGGCTTTGCCAGGATAGGCTCGGCCGCTTCCTCGGGCATGAGGATTTCGCCGTAGCTTTCGAGGACAGACGGCATCCTATTCCTCTTCCGGCCCCATGCCGTCCGTGCCGGAAGCGGCACGCCAGCCGGCGTCGAATTCCTGCCGGCGCTTGTCGTCCCAAGGGAACGGATTGGAGGTGATCGGCTGGTTTTCGCGGTAGGCCTTCGCGCCGAGTTCGCGCGCGCCGGCAGCGTCGACATCGGGCACGTCGCGCTTCGGCCGCTCCGGCATTGCCGATTGCTTGCGCGATGCCGGCTTCGGCCGTTCGACGACATCTTCCGCCTGTGCGACGCCGTTCTCGTCGCGCCAGAGCCGCACCGGCTGCTTTCCGATTTTGACGATGATCTCGCCTTCGTTCGGCACCAGCTGCTTGAACGCCTCGATCACCTGGTCTCGGGCGGAGAGATCGACCGACATCATGCCGACGGCGCGGAAGAGCGGCGCATCGTTCGCCATGCCGATCGCGTGCAGGTACATGTCGAGCATCTGCTCGGCTTCCTCGACATCCGCCGGCTTGGCGGCACGGCGCCGGAGCACGTTGCGCGTCGTCGGCGCGTTGAAGCCGGAGGCTTTCAGCTCGGCGAAAACGAGCTTCTCGTCTTCAGCGAGCTGCTTCTTCTGTTCGCGAATGCGTTCGATGCGCTCGATGAAGTCGAGGAGCTGCCGTCCCGACACGGTGTTGCGGCCGACCGGCTTGTCCTGCTTTGCAGACATCACTTTCCCATGCCTCCGTTGAAATCCGCTAGTCCCTCCTCCAGCACGCGCCAGGCCTCGGGCCCGCGATTGTCCGGCCGCACTTTCTTCAGGAGCCCGATATCGACGAGGGATCGCCGGTACTGGCCGGCGAGCGAGACGCTGCAGGAAAGCCCGTCGGCGATCTGGTAGATCGTGCGCTTGACCGCGCCGTCCGGCCCCGCCTCCTGCCTCAGCAGGCAATAGAGCCGGGCCGCGCCGATGCCGACATGGTGGCGCTTGGAGAACGCCATGAAGTCGAAGCCTTTGGCGTCGAATCCTTCCCCGCCGCCGAGGATCCTGTCGAAATGCGCCTGCACGAACGCGCTCGGCGAGAGCCCGGCCTTTTTCGCCGCCTTCTCGATCTTCATGTTGGTCAGGCGGTCGCAGCGCACCGTGAAGCGGAAATAGGAAGGCGCCCGCTCGACATCATTGCCCGGATTGAAAAGCGCCAGGCTCATCATCCGACCACCTTCAGCCCGCCCTGCCCGCGTGCGCCGGCCAAAAGCTTGCGATAGTCGGCCATGGACTGTTCGACCTTGGAGAGCGCGCGATCGAGCTGCGTCGCCTCGGCCGGCGTCAATTGACCGTCGGCATAGGCAATCGCCCCTTCCCGCATCAGCTCGCCCAGCCGCACTGCAGCGTCGGCATGCGCTTCCATCAACGAGCCGTTGGCCGCGACCGTGGCCGTCTCGGTGAGCGCCCGTCCCCGTGCCGAGGCGATGGCCTCCGACATGTCGAAGCGACCGGTCTCCTCCTCGAGCGCGAAGATGGCGTCGAGCGGCATCAGCTCGTGGCTTTCGGAATTGGCCCAGCGGCCGACCGTCGACTTGCCGTAGGAGCAGACTTCGGCCGCGCGCTCGATGCCGCCGGCGGCGGCGATCAGGTCGCGCTGCTTGGCCTTGAGAAGGAAATGCCGGGCATTGCTGTTGGGTATCATCGTCGCGCTCCTCGAATGCGCAAAAGCGTTCCCGCGCCGGGAAATCCCGGCGTCGATTCCCGTGGCGGGAAGGGTCGGTTAAGTGTTGAGTGCCCCGATCAACAGGGGCTGTCCGTTCAGCCCGGAGGCTCGAATGTGCTCATGGTCCGCCGCTCGCGTATCGGTTTTGCCCTGCCCGCTCGCAAGCCGGCAGGTCGGTGAGTTCGTCGAAATGTCGCCCGAGCAGCGGCGAGAGACCGATCGCCTCTGCGCGCTCGGCGACCATTCTGGTCAACACCGCCTGTGGTGTGGTGCCGTCATGCCGGGCAATCAGGGTCAGCAGAAAGAGCGCCTTCTCGGAAAGGGCCACGGCGGCAGGACGCGAGACCTTGTCTGCTGCCGTGGCCGGGGGCGCGTTCTCCTGGGAGGGAGCCGAGAGCCGGGGAGCCGCCGGCGCGGGAGGCGCATCGCCGGCGGCTGGCACTGCGGCGGGGGACGGTACCGCGTGCGTTGGCAAATCGTTCGGGCAGATGCCGAGAGCTATGTGGGGCCGACCAGTCATTTGGCGGCCTCGGCCAGGAGCTTAGCGAGATGACGAGCCTGTTCCTGCGTAAGCGAAAAACCGACCGTTTGGTCACCGCGAAAGGCTTCAATGAAGACGCCCTTGAAGACAGGTCGGACGGTGATACCGTCAAATGCCGCGTGCCAGCGCGTCAATCCGCCGTCATCGGCAGCAAATTCATTGGGAGGAGGAAGCTTCGTGATATCCGCGTCAGACATAGCCAAGATCCTCGAGCAGATACCGGTCTGGAAAAGCTTGGTCGGAATGCCGAAACGGCTTGCCGAATTGGAAGCTCGTGTGTCGGCCCTGGAAACCAACAAGGCTGCACATCTCGGACCAGGTCCAACGACCTGCGTGAAATGTGGAGCGCAAATGACCGTGACGGACGAGGTTCCCGACGGACACTTTGCTGTTTTCGGGCATCAACGTCACAAGATGAAGTGCGATGGCTGCGGTCACACGACCGAACGCAAATATATCCCCGGCGAAGGCTATCGCTGAATCCGTCATTCGGCAGCCTCAGCTGGTGCGGCGCGAACGCGACGTTCCGCCATGAACGCACGAATTCTCTCGGCCGTTTCGAGTGTGATTGTCCTGCCGCTTTCGAGCCGACCTACAACCTCGGAATTCCCGCATGCAGCTTTGCCGAAATAGGACGGTCCCATTCCGGTTTCAGAAAGGAATTCGCGAATGTCAGAGATGAGGTCGCCATTCATGCGGCGCAAAATATCCTCTAAAGCGGATATGTCAAGTATCCACTATGAAGGACGTGCGCTTGTATCCGAAATTGAGGATATTGCCGCCATGGAAACCGGCGACTGGCGAGCGCGGCTCGAGACAGCACTGAAGAAAAGCGGGAAGTCTAAGCGTGCGGTCTCACTAGCCGCAGGGCTGGGCGCCGGCTACATGCACTCCATCCTGGCAGAGGGTAAAGATCCGACGATTGATAACCTTATTGCAGTTTGCAACGAGGTGGGGATTAGCCTCTCGGCCGTGCTGTATGGTTATGATTTGACGGCTGAGAATGAGGAGATTCTACGTCTTCTCCAGGCGTCCTCCCCTGCTGCGAGAGAGGGTCTCTTGGCTGTGCTGCGGGAGAAAAGCGGTTCTTAAACCTCGCAATCGCCGAACGTTTTTCGTCCCTGGTCATTCTTTTTAATATCACTAGCAAAGAAGATACCCTCAACTCTATCCTCCCAAGCCCAAAGCGGCATTCTAAAGCCATCTTTTAGAACAGATCAAGAACTTATTGCAGTCGGATCCTGCGTGCATCTGGTTCTGGTTATTTGTTCGTCAGAAGCTCGTAGGTGCGCACAGATCAGCGCGAGGTGATATCTCAATGCTTCTAGCGGCACCCGTACTTCTCTGGCACGGAGCCGGGGGTTAGTAACCCGTCGCGAAGACGAGCCGGCCGCTTTTGGCTTTCGCTTGGACATGGCGCACCGCCCCCGGCCGAAGCCAAGTGCGTACGCCGCCGCCAAGCGGGCGCACGATTTCGGCGCGCTATGCGCCTATTCGCGATCCGGGTTACTAAGCCCATGTTCAGAGTGTGAGAGTTCAGCCTGATTCGCAAGGCTAGCTCCGCGCGCATCACCCATATGATTAACCTTCCGTTCTCAAAGCCGTCGGCTGAGCGCTCGCTTTAATCCATCCTTTATTGCGGATATACCACTTGACATATCCTCTATTGCGGATATTTTGTCGACCGAAATTTCCCGCGATGGAGAGCATTTATGCAAAAGCCCGGCGCCGTCGGCGATTTTCTCACCGATCTGATCTCACTGATTGCCGTCATGGGCTTTTGCTTCGTCGCTCTCGCCTATCTGGGAGCGCTTTGATGAGCGGTGTAACGCACCGTCTCACCTTCTCTGACGCCGGTGATTTCGCCGCCGAGCGGCGTGCCGTCGCCTTCTTGGAAGAGCGTGGATTCTCCGTCGGTCGCATGCAGCATCGCGAGCCGCGCGGCATCCTCTTGGGAAACTTCGATATCCAGAAATGGCACAACCTGAGCGCGGCAGACCGCGCCGGGCTTCACGGCGTCATGACCGGCGACATGCGGAATGGACCGGTCGTTGTCGAGATGTTCGACAGCGCGCCGGACATTGCGAAGTCGGCGCTGGCTGGATGCCCCGCGACTATTGTGGAACGCCAGTTTGCCTCTGATGAATTAGCAACGATCCCGCTCTCATTAGATCCTGCGAAAGTTCAACTGCTTGAGCCGGCGTCAGTGCCAGCTGCAGGCTGGATGGACATTTCGTGTCCAGATCTCGGTTCGCCTTCGCATACTCGATCCGCAGAAGACACGCCATGCCGGCCGCGGTCGCCGTCGCAAAACCCGTCAGAGGACACACTTTGATGTTCCCGTCCGGTTCAAATTCAAACTTTATCACGATCGTCTCCTTGTGTCGTCTCCACGAGGGGATGCCAGGTGGCGGATCGCGTTCCCGCGCGATTCGTCACCGCAAATTTACGTGTGATTGTGGGCGACCTGATCGAAAAAACAGAGCTTGCACCCGCATTTCACGGTTCGGGAGCGTCTGATGGCCTCCCGCAAGCGCTTCTCCCGCAAAGACCGCGAACGCATCCTCGAGACAAACGATCACTGCTGTCACATCTGCGGCGGCAGGATCAATGATGATCAGGCCTGGGAAATCGAGCATCGCATCCCATGGGCGCTGACGCGCGACGACAGCGACGACAATCTCCGCCCCGCCCACAAGAAGTGCCACAGCCGCAAGACGCACAAGTTCGACCGGCCCGCGATTAACAAGGCCGAGCGCATGCGCGCCAAGCACCTCGGCTCTTGGCCGCAGCCGATCGGCAACGCCAGACTGGCGTCCCGTCCTTTCGCTTCGACCCGGCATTTTGGTGAAAGGATCACACGCCGATGAGACCGCATTCTCCTACCTGCCCGAGCCGCGAATACGCAACGGCCGTTCTCCTCGACAACGAAGGCTGCACGGACTGGCCGGAGTGCGGCTGCGATGGCGAATGTGCGCGCCGACAGCCAGCCGCGGCGCGTCCAATGTTCCTCATCGTCGAAATCATCCTGCTCGCGTCCATCTTCGCGCTCAGCGGCCTGGTCGTCTGGGCGTTGGCTCACTTCACCGGAGGCATCCATGCTTGACATTCTGAACCGGAGGAAGCCTGCGGCGCCCACCGTCGACGACGAGCTCTCCGACCAGCTCGCCGACATGCTCGAAGGACGCATTGCGGCCGAGGATCCTGCCAGTCCTCATTTCAATCCGGCATCCGGCCTCGATGAGCCTGAATCCGCAGATATCCTCGGCCTTGTCGGCACTCGCCTAGCGAAGGCGCTGGAATATCACCGTGGCGAGGTAAACCGGCTCGCCACCGAGACAGATGCCATACGGCGGCGCGCCGACGATGCGATCGCAAGCCGGGAAATCCTTCGCCGGCAGCATGAGGATGCGCTCGACATCTGGAGTGCGGCAGAGGAGAGGCGCAAGCACGTCGCGGCCGCACCCGAAGGCGAGACATCAGGACAGCCGGTCGCGGCTAGCGAGGCTGCGGAATGATCATCACCGAGGAGATGGTTGAAGCCGCCGCGATCGCGCTCTTCGACGATGACGAAGATCGCAATGATGAGTTCATTGCGAAAATGGACCGCCTGGGCAAGACCGAGATAGGCGACCGGATCGGCCGGAAGCGCGAGACCTGGGCAAAATATGATGACGGCCGCAGCGGCCTGCAGGATGCATTCCGCCGGCGCGCCAGGGCTGCGCTCGATGCCGCGGCAAAGGTGGCGGACATCCGCAACGAGGTTCGAGCCGATGGCGGCTGCCTCCACTGCGCTGCGGACCAGGGCGAAAATCATCGGCCGGATTGCGCCAGGCCGAGGCCCTCCCATGTCTGATCCGCGCAAGCCGGTCCTTCGCCCCGATGTCGGCCATCAGCAGTCGATCCGTGACATCGTTCACCAGCATCTGCTGGCGGCGACCGATGTCGGCGCCAGAGCGATCGGCGCTACGGGTGCATCCTTCGTCCTCATTGGAATGGGCGTCTGGGCGACCGAGCTCGCCGAACTCGACGGCCGCGCCGCCGCGAAATATCTGCGTGCACTCGCCGACGAATTCGATCCCGCAACGAACGAAAACAAGAAGCTGCGCGCCGAGAAGGACCGCGCGCAGGCCGTACGCGCACTCTATGCCGCACTCGACCTCGAAATGGCGGAGGCACAAGGCCGTGGCTGACGATCCCGACTCCGTGCCGCTCGACATTTCCGAACTCAAACCCTGCCGTCTATGCGGCAAAGGCGTCATGCACGCAGGCAGTCTCGTCTTCTACGAGCTTACGATGCGCTCCTGCGTAATCGACGTAAAGAACGTCCAGCGCATGCATGGCCTCGAATTGATGATGGGCGGAAATGTACCGATTGCCCGCATCTTCTCGCCATCCAATACGATCGCGCATCGGCTCGCGCCGGCGCGTCATCTCATCTGCTCTGACTGTGCGACAAGGGAGACGATGCCGGTCCTCTTTATCGAAGATGCGGTCGATGCTCCGTCCGAGGTGCCGTTCCAATGATCGAACGCCACTCCGGAAAGATGCAGATCGTCTGCGACTGCGGCTTTGCCCAGACCCGCATCTACGAAGCCGGCGAATTCGACGTGATGGTTTCCGACGCCCGCTCGGAGGGTTTCGTCATCACCAAGTCCGCCGGCGAATGGCAACACAGTTGCGAAGCCTGCGCCCGGGCCGGGCGAAGGCAAGCCCGGCTTCTCTGAACATCCACCAATTTCCACGAAGGAGACTGACATGACGCAAGCATTGAAAACGACACCAATAGAAGCACCTTCAATCGCTCGCTCTGATCCGGCGGCTTCTATCCTCGTCGTCAGCGGTCAACGCGAGATTGGCATCCGGGCCGGTTCCGTCGTGAATGGCGTCCAATTCGCGGCGAACACGCCAATCGTTCTCCCCCTCGATCTGGCGCCTGGCGCGGATTTCTATGTTTCCTTCGGCGCCGACAATAACCCTGTCGCCACGGCCGCCCTAGGCCTTCCCGATGTCGAGGTCTTCGCCGGCTTCCACTTTGCGCCCGGCGGCAACGCAGTAGGGCGGTCCGGCGGCGACGAAGAACCGGCGATCAATCCTTTCTCATGCTGGGATGCCGGCTTCCGGCCGGCCTGCCCCGACCCGCGAGGCATGGCGATCGTTGATCTGCCTCATGGCAAGCGCGTCTGGGTCGACATCTACAAGCTCGGCGTCGACCATATCGAACATGGCACCAGTCGCTTCGGTGTGAAGATCGCCGATGGCAACGATCTTCCACAGAAGATCGGCGGCAAGGGCCGCTATCGTGCGCTCGACTACAAAACGGCGGTCGAGATCTACGCCCATCACGGGAAGCAGCTTCTCTCCTTTGACGAATTCCGCGCTGCGGCCTTCGGCGTAACCGAGAAAATCGCGGCCGGCAACGATCCAAAAATTACCGGCCTCGATGCCGCCAGGACATCGCAGCGCGGCATCATGCAGGCGACCGGAAACCTTTGGGACTGGGGCCACGACGGCGATCCGGACGATCGACGCCCGTCCATCTTCGGCGGCTCCTGGTGGGGCGGCGACGACGCCGGCTCCCGCGACGCGTACTTGGTCCACTGGGCCGGGCATTCGGGCGGGCTCCTCTCGGCTCGGGGCCGCAGCGACCACCTGACGCCTGAATAGCCTGCGCGCAAGCGCAGGCCACGATCTCTCCAACAAAGGACCCGACCCGATGAACATCGCAGCTTCAATCAATTCCGCGCCCATACTGATCGAGCGCGCCGAACCCTCCTCCCCCATCCTCGCCGTCACCGGCCATGACACGATCAGTATCAAAGCCGGCACAATCGTCACCATCGGCGACAGGCGCCATGCCTTTGATACGGAAACGCCGGTTGGAGTTCCGCACTTTGTAGCGGGTCAGGACTATGCCGTGCGGATGGATGTGGACGGCCAGCCCATCGCCGTCGACATCGGTCTGGAGGCCGGAAGCGACGGCGTATCCTTCGCCGGTTTCCATTACGCGCCGGGCGGCAATGCGACCGCGCGCGCCGGCGGCGATGATATGCCCGCGATCAATCCGTGTTCGTGCTGGGATGCCGGCTTCCGGCCGGCCTGCCCCGATATTCGCGGCATGGCCCTTGTCGGGATAAGCGGCGGCAAACGCTTCTGGGCGGACATCTACCTGCTCGGCCGGGGGGATCACCTTGCGAACGGCACCAGCCGTTTCGACGTCATCATCGCAGACGGCCGTGATCTGCCGAGCAGGCTCGACGGCGATGGAAGGTTCGACAAGCTCGATTATGCAGCCGCCCGCGCGATCTATGCCCACCACGGCAAGCAACTGCTTGGAGCGGAGGAATTCTTCGCCGTAGCCTACGGCGTGACCGAGCGCGCCGCGCGCGGCAAGGATCCCAAACTCACGGGCGACGTAGCGAATGGTGCTGCGCGCTTTACCAGCAAATGGGGTCTGTTCGACGCCACCGGCTCCATGTGGCAGTGGGGTACCGACGGCGATCCGGACGATCCCCGCCCGGCCGTCTTCGGCGGCTCCTGGTGGAACGTCGGCCACGCCGGCTCCCGCTGCGCGGCCTTGGACTTCTGGGCCGGGTATTCGAACGAGAACATCTCGGCTCGGGGCCGCAGCGACCATCTTGAGGCCTGACTCGCCCGCGCGAAAGCGCGGGCTGCAGGGATTCGATCCGTGACGATCATCCGCGACGCAAATTCCAGCCCGACAGGGCTGGCGATCATCGAAAAATACGAGGAAGCCGTGCTCTATCTCTACCCGATCCTGCAACGCTGCCCGCGCGGCCACGGCAATGTCCGCGACGCCATGATGGCGGCGCTGTTCGACCAGATCGGCCTCTTCTATAGCGCGGCGAAGTCGCGGCAGCCCTCAAGGCTCTATGCGGCGGACGCCAATCTGGCGACGCTGCGCTTCTGGTTGCGCTTTGCCGTCAATCCGAAACTGCGCATCCTCGCGCCCCGCCAGCATCGTCACGCGTTGCGACTGCTGGCGGAGGTGGGGGCGATGCTCGGCCAGTGGATCAAGACGGCCAAGGGCAATGGGTGAGCGGGATATGATGCGACGCCCGTCCATCTTCGGCGGCTCCTGGTGGAACGACGACAACGCCGGCTCCCGCTACGCGAACTTGGACAACTGGGCCGAGAATTCGAACGAGAACATCTCGGCTCGGGGCCGCAGCGACGACCCTCTCCCTGCTCGGCGACGGTCACGGCCCCGCCGGCATTCTACACTCGACGGGTATCTCCGTCAGGGTGGTCGGCCCTCTCATCCAGCTTCGGCGAACACATTGCAAGGTCCGGTAAAGCGGGGAGTAGCGGGCTATGTCCGTCGAAACCCGCGACCGGCATTTGCGGGAGGCCGGTCCATGGCGAAGAAATACCGCAACCTCACCGACCGGATCACGGCCGACGCCACCATGCTCGAGGCATACCGCCTCACGTCGCGCGGCAAGCGGCTGACGCCGGCGCGGCTGGAGTTCAAGGAATTCTCCATCCTCAATCTGGAACAACTGGCGCAGGAGATGCGCACCGGCGCTTACGTCGAGGGCGCGCCGCACGAATTCAATATCTTCGACCCGAAGCTGCGCACCATCTCAGCGCTTCCGTTCCGCGACCGCATCGCCCAGCATGCGCTCTGCCAGGTGATCGCTCCGATCTTCGATGCGACACTGCTTCCACGCACCTTCGCGTGCCGGCCGGGCAAAGGAACCCATCGCGCGGCGATCACGCTTCAGGCCGATCTGCGGCGGCTGTCGGATGACCCCGTCTGTGTCCTCAAGACGGACTTCTCGCGCTATTTCGCATCGATCGGGCGGCCGGTCCTTTGGCAACTTATCGAGACGAAGATTTCCTGCCGGGCCACGTTGCGCCTCATCGATGCCATGCTGCCGCGCGAGGGGATCGGGCTGCCGATCGGCAGCTTGGTCAGCCAGATATTCGCCAATGTGTACGCCGGCGTGGTGGACCGACACCTTCAGCAGGATCTCGGCGAGAGATACTGGTTCCGCTACATGGACGATATCGTCGTACTTGGCCGATCGAGCGAACATCTGCGCGGCGTCAAGGCTTCGATCGAAGCCCTATCTCGTGAGAGGCTCGGCCTTCGTTTCTCGAAATGGAGCATCCAGCCGGCCGCGCGCGGCGTGAACTTTGTCGGCTACCGCATCTGGGCGACCCACAAGCTTCTGCGCCGCGATAGTGTCAGCCGAGCACGCCGCAAGATCCGCGCCTATCGCGCCGCTGGCGACTACCGGCGGCTGGAGAAGTTCCTCGCCGCCTGGACAGGCCACGCGAGCTGGGCCGATTCCAATAATTTGATGAAGAGCCTCGACCTCGATCAGGGAGGAGGATTTCCACGTGGTTGACCATTCCAATATCGGGTGGACTGAGGCAACGCTATTCGGGGGGGCACTTCCTCGCCGTTGCTCGCGCTGTCGATTGGTCAAGCCAGTCGATCAGTTCAAAGCCGATCGATCAAGACCAGATCGGCACGGCTACATCTGCAAGTCTTGTGAGAGAGTATCAGATATTGCGGTTCCCAACCGAATTGAGCGCACCAACGCCAGAAAAGAAGGGCGTGCGTGGTGTCGTGCGTGCAAATCATGGCAGCCTACAGAATACGTAAAGCAGGGTCTTTGCGGAGAGCACCGCAGGCAAGCCGATCGAAATCGCTATGCCGTTGATTCAGCGCATAGGGAACGACGTCGGGCGCACTCAACCCTACGGAAGCGTGGCGTCGATCGGATGCCGGAAATGGCGCGCGAATACTATCTAGAGCTCTTTGATGGAGGCTGCGCCTACTGCGATGGCAGGGCAGACACATGGGACCACGTTATTCCTGTTACGAAAGGCGGCGCCACCGCACCAGACAACATCCTTCCGGCGTGCATTGCGTGCAATAGCTCCAAACGAGATCGCGATCTCGACGAATGGCTGGCCGCCACTGACCGTTCGTTGTCGCCGCAAGCCATCGAACATCTCGCGCACTTTCAGGTGCTCTGATGGCAGGACCATCAAATATCGAATGGTGCACAGATAGTTGGAACCCGATCGTCGGCTGCTCCATCCTCTCGCCCGGCTGCACCAACTGCTACGCCATGAAGATGGCGGCGCGCGTCGAGAAGATGGGCACGGCCCCGCACTATGCCGGCACCACGAAGCCGTCGAAGGCCGGCCCGGTCTGGACTGGCAAGCTGGCGCTCGCGCCGGAGCACATCCTGACCCAGCCGCTGCGCTGGAAGAAGCCGCGCGCGATCTTCGTTAATTCCATGGGCGACCTCTTCCACGAGGACGTGCCCGACGAATGGATCGACCGCGTCTTCGCCATCATGGCGCTCTGCCCGCAACACACCTTCCAGGTGCTGACAAAGCGTTCGGCGCGGATGCGGGAATACATGAATGGCATTCAGTCAAAGGTTCCCTTCCTCGGGCGAATGCCCCTGGAGCGCATCCACCTCGAAGCCGCCGGGCATATGGAAGGCGACGGCGGCCTCATGGATATCCTCAAAGAGCACGGCAACATCTATAGCCTCTACTGCTCGGTTCCGTGGCCCCTTCCCAACGTCTGGCTTGGCGTTTCCGCCGAGCGGCAGGCGGAGGCGGAGGAACGCATTCCCGATCTCCTCGCCACGCCGGCCGCCATCCGCTTCGTCTCGGCCGAGCCGCTGCTCGGGCCGATCGATTTCGAGACGCTCTGCACGGGATGGGATTTCGTCGATGCTCTTAAAGGGCTCAGATACCACGACGCGCCCGAGCCCTATGTAGGCGCGAGCAAAGCCTGTCCACATCTCGACCAGATCATCGTTGGCGGCGAAAGCGGCACAGGCGCGCGCCCGATGCATCCGGATTGGGCACGCCTGATCCGCGATCAATGCGCCCGCGCCGTCGTGCCGTTCTTCTTCAAGCAATGGGGCTCTCACCAAGTCGTCTACGACCGTGATGTCGACGATCCGGACTGGCGGAAATGCGCTGTGATCAGGCGCAGATATCCAGCCGGTCGCTGGCTCAACCTAGCAGGCGGCCACGGCTTCCATGGTGAGCGCGTCGTTTATGCCGTTCCCGTCATCAAACACCGCGCCGGCCGGCTCCTCGACGGCGTCGAGCATAACGGCGTGCCAGCCCGCGAGCTGCCGTTTTCATGAGCACCTTCCCCTATGTCTATCGATGGGACCGTCAAGGCCGCAAAGGCCAGCCCTGCCGTGTCACCGCGCGCGGCAAGCGGAACTCGATCCGCGTCGAATTCCCCGACGGCTACGTGATGATCACCAGCGGCAACGCCATCCGCAAACCCCGAAAGGACTGACCATGCCCCGCGCCAAGAAGGCCGCCGCCGCTGCCGATTCGCAGACGATCTCCGCCTACAAGGGCTTCAACGCCGACTGGAGCTGCCAGGGCTTCCAATATGCCATCGGTGAGACCTATCGCCACGAAGGCGATGTAAAATGCTGCCCGCAGGAAGATGATCTCAGACGCGGTGCCGGCGGCTTCCACGCCTGCGAGCACCCGCTCAACGTCTTCAGCTACTATGCGCCGGCGACGAGTGTCTTCGCGGCAGTCGAACTCGGCGGCCAGACCGATCGCGAGAGCGGCGGCGACACAAAGATCGCGACGGCCGAGATCACCATCCGCGCCGAACTCAAACTTCCCGAGCTGATCGCGGCGGCGATCAAGTACGTCTTCGATCGTGCCAAGTGGGTCGACGGCGATCATACCGATCAGGACGGCGAAGGCGTTCGCTCGAAGAAGGAAGGGGGCGCTGCCACCGCATCAGGCATCAGAGGCGCTGCCACCGCGTCGGGCGACTGGGGCGCTGCCACCGCGTCGGGCGACTGGGGCGCTGCCACCGCATCAGGCATCAGAGGCGCTGCCACCGCATCAGGGCGGTGGGGCGCTGCCACCGCATCAGGGCGGTGGGGCGCTGCCACCGCATCAGGCATCAGAGGCGCTGCCACCGCATCAGGGCGGTGGGGCGCTGCCACCGCATCAGGCATCAGAGGCGCTGCCACCGCATCAGGCATCAGAGGCGCTGCCACCGCATCAGGCGATCAGGGCGCTGCCACCGCATCGGGCGATCAGGGCGCTGCCACCGCATCGGGCGATCAGGGCGCTGCCACCGCATCGGGCGATCAGGGCGCTGCCACCGCATCGGGCGATCAGGGCGCTGCCA